ACTGGCTAAATGAGTCGTCGGCTACCATTGTTTCATATAAGTCATCATCAAGATATTGTTCAACAAGTTTTCTTCCCGACCATATTTCATATTTACCAGGAAATCTTTCTTGTAATCTTTCAGTACCCGGATCTCCAATTTTTCTCCAACCGCCAGATTTTGGATTTACGTAATAACTATCCTTACCTAAATAAATTCGTGAAATATGGGCACCATCAATATAAATTCGATTTGGTTTTTCTTTTTCAAGATATTTGGTTATATACTTTAATCCCCATGATTTTATTTCGGAATTAATTGCCTGTGCTCTACGAACAGAATGTGATGTATCTATAACATTAAAACCCCACAATTTGTATTGATCATAAGGTTCAATTTCACTCGCTAATTTTAATATACCTTTTTTAATTCTTAAACCATTATTTGATATAATTTTTGTGATTTCATCAACATTCATTTTGTTTATTTCCATTCGTCGTTTAATGAATGGAAAGTCGAAAGATGCTGAATTGTGACCACCAATAATAGTTGGATTTATTTCTCTAATAACATTAAAAAAGGTTTCTATACATCTTTTTTCACCATCTTCACCATGAGCATTAATCAATAAACGAAATCCACGATTGTCTTTAACACCAATTAGATTTATTTTATGTATTTCAGGATCAAGACCTTCTGTTTCAATATCAAACACCATCTTATGTACCTCAGAATACTCTTCAATACCTTTAAATAAGCGCTTTTTTTTCTGTACAAGATATTGTTCTTCCACAGAAAGAATTTGAAATAAATGTTTGTACTTTTCACCCCAAGGATCAATACCACCTTGTTTAAAAAAATTAATGAGAGCAGAATATCCTTTATATGACTTAACAAGATAACGAAGACCAGCTTCAAGTCTAACATTTCCATGTGTATCTAATGGACTAATCATAATACTATATTCAACCATTTTTCTTTTTTGTAAAGATTTACTGTTTTTATAAAAATCTAGTCCAGTTAGATCGCCAACCCATAAAAACGGTACAAAAGTATCTGTTTTAACAATTTTTCCCTTTACAGGGTCTTGTATTATTTTATAAATTCTGTTTGATCTGTAATCGTATTCAATCGCTACGATATATTTTTCGGAATCTTCTCCATGAAGAAAGTTTTCGATAACTTCCTGTGTAATTGCTTTACTCATTGTATATTATGTTAAGTTTGACATATTATCTTACGAATTTTACGTTCGTAGTTTGTCTTGTCTATAAAAATATACAGAAAAAAAATAAAAAAAACAAAAAAAGTCTATCTAATTTTTAAATAACTTGAATTGGATATGGCATTGCTCTATATTTAAGACTTGTATTCAAATTTTCAGCTTCTTTTGCCTTTCTTTCAAGCATTTTGTCCGGACGCAATCTTTCAAGTCTTAACTTTAATTCTTCCACCGCTTTGGCTTTATCATCTCTTGCTTCAGTCAATAATGATTGATAATCTAATCTAACTTGACTATCAGGAACTTGTAATTCACCAGAAAACTTACCCCATATTCTACCAAGTGTTTCTTTACAATAAGCAATAAAATACTTCCTCACCCAGTTTTGTGATGGACCATTTAACTTATGCCACACAAGACGATCTGTCATAATATCTGATGGTAATTTAACAATATCATCCATATTATTTCTGTCCAAACATGTATCCATTTCAGTCGTATCATAATACCAATACCAAACATGGTAATTGTTACTTCGTAACGAACCAAAATCAAACCGTCCACCTGGCGTATTATATAAATGAACTAGTTTTTCGCCAGTTGGAAGAGCTGTTATTCTATATGTTAATTCACCACCAATTAATCTGTTTTTAAGGTTTCTATCTTGCATTCTTAATAAAAGGTCATAGGCTGGTAACATAAAATATGAACCAGACGTACCAACTTGAGCAAAACCACCAACGCCACCGAAACCAACACCACCAAGACCACCAAAACCACCCAAGAATGGGTCGACAATTGAATCAGTTAATTCGGCTCTGGTAAACCATAATAATTCATTAATTTCTCTTCCTGCTGGTATTACATATGTTTGAGTGTTAGCAGATAGTGCGAAATAATCTTTATGTAAAACATATGGACCACCGGCTTGTAAACCAACAATTTTCGAATATGCATATGTGTATTGTGTCATATAATCTAAACTTCTTGTTGTGAATGCCCTGGCTAGTGATTGTGAATCAATATCAAGTCCAGCTAATGATGCCCATTGTGATTCAATAAGCCAATCATTCACATATTGTTCATATTCTGCAATTGATAACTCTAGAAGTGAATCCATTTGCTCTTCAGTTAGTTCTACACCCCTAACTGGTACACCTAAAAGATGAAGAACTTGTGTAAAAAGTTTTTCCCGTTCGTCTGCATTAATTACTGTGGTTGCCATGCTATTAATTTCTTTATTATAAATATTTGATATTTTTATTTAATAATCGTATATTTGTTTATATGACAAACTCAGAGATTTTAAAAGAGATTCTAATTGAATGTAACAAAAGACGTATCGATTTTACTATATCTCAAGAAGAAGATGAAATTAATGTAAAATATGTGGAAGGTGACCCTAATAGTGTTTACTTAAATATCCCTGACTTTGATAATGAAAATCTCCCAAATATTTTAATGAATTGTTTAGAAAAAATTAAAACAATTCCTTCATGAGTTCCTTTCCGAAACTTTCAGAATATTCACCGTCACCCATTACTTGATCAATCACATCTTTTTTTCTCATTAAAATGTTATAGATAATTTGTTCAATTGTGTTTTCAAAAATTGGATAATATATTAAAACATTGTTTTGCTGACCCTGACGACAAGCTCTATCCTCAGCCTGACTGTGATGTGATGGTACAAAAGATAAATCATTCATAATAACAACTTCTGCTGCTGTTAAATTTATACCAATACCAGCCGCAATGATATTACCAATTAAAATTTTAATCTTAGGATCATTTTGAAATTTATCTATAGCAACATCACGTTTTGATGGTGACATCCTACCATCGTATATTACTGAATTTCTAGGATATTTTTCATGCAACATATCTAAAGGTAATGTAAAATTAGTAAAAACAATAACCTTTTTATTTAATTCAAGACATTTATCGATCAATTCACACGTATATGGAATTTTTTCGTTTGCAATTATTTGCCTAACTTTGACGAGACGATTAATCGTAATTGCAATGCTTTCTTTTTTTCTCTCATCTTCAGCTATCCTCATAAATTCCTCTAATTCTTCATTATAGAAAGTACTTTGTAATTCTAGAAAAATAGGAGAAATTGTTTTTTCTGGTAATCCGGGTATTTCAGTTTTTAATCTTCTTAATACAATATTTTTGGTTCTTTCTCGTAATTCATCCAAATTGCTATGACCACTAGTATTCCAGATTGTTCTACCATGAGCCTTAAAACGAAATCCTTTACAATATCTCTTCACGTAATGTTGCCAATTCAATGCAACTGGAGAATTAACAATTTTTAAAAGATTATAATAATTTATTGGCCTGTTTGTCATTGGTGTCCCAGTTAACAACCATACTTTTGGTATTTTTTTAAGAATATCATTCATCAGTTTTGTCCGTTGGCTTGATGGATTACTAAGATAATGTGCTTCGTCTACAATTACAAGTTCAAAATTTTCTTTTTGTATTAAATTAATATCATTTTCTTCATCATTTTTCTTGGTTGTATGATAATTTTTAAGAATATCATAATTTATAATATAAAAATCAAATGTAGAACCCCATTTTCTACCTTCGACTATTAACACCGGACGATCAGTATAATTTTTTATCTCTCTTTTCCAATTAATTTTAACACTTGCCGGACAAACTATCAAAATTTTCTTTGCTTCCGACTCTAATGCAGCAATTATTGCTGATGTTGTGTTATGAGTCACGATGCCATGATTAACAACATATAATTTATCGGGAGAATCCACCGCAATACACACCGATTCGCCCTGTTTTTCAAATTTTATGTCTTTTATGTATCTTCCGACCTGGTATTTTTCGGGTTCATGGTATCTTTCAGCTTTTCGTTTTAATCTAAAAGGATTCATTCCTTTAGCCAATTTCATATTTACCCTATATGATATGTTACATTCTTTACGAGTCCCATTTTTAACATAAAACGACCTACGAGTTCGTTTCCTAGCGACACCACCCAAAGAATGTACTATCTCAATTAAATCATCACATAATCTTTCAGAGATTGTTAAGTATTCCGTTGATAAAAACGATCCAGTTTTACTAAAAGCACAGTATCCATCAGTATCCATTAACCCCTGTAGTAGCGATATCCGATTCTCAATCGATGAATATTTGTAAATGTCAGGAATAAATTTATTATTTGAACGACAATTTTGTATGTTTAACTTTTCCAGTATATCTCCAACATTAATATATCCTGTTTTTATGTGTGGCCTTGTACGACATTCAATCGGATGTAAGTTATATGACTCAAATAACTCGTTATAATCGTCCTTATGAACTGAAAATCTTATTTTTTTTTCATCTAAATACCCGTCACCGAGAAATAAACCAAAAAGATATGGATCAATAGGAAGCGGATTAGTGTTATCAAATTCTATAGGATCAACCATAGGAATTTGCCACTTTGAATCTCCATTTTTAACTTTATAATATGTTGAAAATTTATATTTTTTATCTTTATTATATCCTGATCCGTTTATCTCCAAAACAAGATCTTTATCCATCATTTGTTCAACACTTAAAATAATATCTTTTTCTTCCCTATTATTTTTTGTGTTTTTACCAAAATTACTCGAATATACTTTAAATAAATGACTTTTATCTGCTAATATTGAATAACCATCATTAAATGTTATTCTATATAAATCCATAACACCCTGTGGGAATACGCCTATTATCTTACATTTTTTACCATTCGAACCAATTACTTCATCACCAGCTTTTAGTTTTCCTATTTCAACTTTTCCTTTAGGCGTTATTACTAATTCATTAATACTTAGACCTTTACCTAACCCCATATCATCAGCCAAAATGAACCTATTATTAGCCAAAAGTGACTCAATTGCTTTAGGTTGCCATGGTTTTGGTGGTCTATGACTATATTTTGAATAATCGATTTCTCTTTTTAATTTTTTTTCAGGTTGTAAAACAGCCCCTTTAGGTAACCATATTGCTTTTAATGATTCATTATCAAAATATTTTCCCCAAATATGATACGCCTTTTCAGTTTCACATAATAATTTCTCACACCATATTTTTTCAACAGGATTTGGTAATTGTTTATCTTCTTGTAATTTTTCACCAAAAGAAGAAACAATCATTATATGTTTTCTAGCTACTTTTGGTACTATTTCATGAAATTTTAACACATATTCAGCTTGTGATCGTGTTAATTTGAAATTTTTGTTTCTTAAAAATTTTAATTTCCATTCAAGTAGCTGATTATTGGCTCCTTCGTAGACTAAAAGTATATTTTTTGCATCAATTTCAGGTATATTCATAAAATTTAATAAATAATAATATACATAAATAGAACTATTTTGTAAAGTATTTATTGACGTATGATATTGAATATAAAACATGGAAAATAAATTACCAATAACAAGATTAAACAAATTTTTTTCTGAAGACGACTATAATTTACATATCGAAATGGGGATGGAATATCTTCATGGAGATTTGAACATGAAAGTTGTTCTTTATCAGGTTGACCGAACAATAACAGGCAACGACGATGTTTATGGTGAAGCCGGAAAAGATGATATAAAATTTAAACCACCAATTGAATTTAATGCTTTGGTTCATGTTCTTGCTGCAGAAAATAAGTCTTACAAATTAGGGTTATTAAGATATCTTGAACCTGGTAATATGGTAATATCTGTTTATACTAAAACATTAGAAGATCTTCAAATTGATGTAAGATTTGGTGATTATATTGGTTATGCCGATAGTGAAAAAAGAATAAGATTTTATAATGTTGTGAATGATGGAAAGGTTAATGCTGATAATAAACACCACCACTTCGGTTATAAACCTTCTTATAGAACAATAATTTGTGCACCAGTACAAGAAAACGAATTTAGAGGAATTTAATATGAAAAAAATCATTATAAATGAACAACAATTAAACTTTTTATTGGAACAACAAGGAATTGATGATTTTTTTGAAATGATGTCTGAAACATTCCCTGATTCAGTTTATATTATGCAATTTATAAAAGATTTTATAACCAAATCTGGTTGTAAATCTATTAAAGTTGATTCGTTTAAATATCCTGCGCTAGGCTTATCAACAATAAACGGAATTGTCCTCAATATAAAGGTATTTTCATTAGAATTATCATATTTTCTTTATGTTTTATTTCATGAAATTGCACATCAATATCAATATAAAAAATATGGTATCGATAAAATGTATGGTTGTTATACTAGGGATTTATCATTGAGAGAGGGGGCGTTATTTATGAAATATTGTGAAAATATTGCTGATGAATTTGCAATGAGAAAATTAAGAGAATTAAAAAAATATTTTGGTGATAAACTAAAAATCACAAATCAAGAATCTAAAGTATACCAAGATACTCCTATTGAATATTTTGAAAAACTTATTGAAAAATTCATTAAAATAATAGAACAAAAAGGATATAATGATAAAAATGAAATTACTGAAATATTATATAATTTTATAAAAAACGGATAAAATGACATTGCCAAGAAAAACAAATATTAATGTATATCGACAAATTGGAACTGAGCCAACAGAAAAAGAACTTATTCCGAGAAGGCAAGAACTACTCGATAGAATAACAAAATCTGACACATATTTACCAGATCCGATTTTACATGACGATTTGGATAAAGGAATGTTAGAATATATTAACGATAATTTAAAAGTAGTTTCAGATGGCGTTCAAATTCCAATTATTCCAAAAATTTTAACAGTACAAAGATGGGGTGAAATATCAAACACTTGGACATTCACAGATGAAGATGGTAATATGAAAGTCCCTTTTGTTGGTGTTATCCGTAAACCAGACGTTCAACCCGGTACAAATCCCGTCATACAACGAACTATTCCTGATAGAAGACAAGTTTTTTATGCTACAGTTAAAACATGGGATGGACAACAAAACGGTGCTGATGTTTATAAAATACCACAGCCCGTCGCTGTTGATATAGGATATGAAGTCACCATTGTTTGTCAAAAATTTAGAGATTTAAACAGATTTAATAGAATCGTTCTTCAAAAATTTGCATCAAGACAATCATACACAAAAGTCAAAGGACATTATATTCCAATTATATTAGAAAGAATTAGTGATAATTCACCAATTGATGCACTAGAAGGTCGTAGGTTTTATTTGCAAACATATGAATTTACAATGCTTGGATTTTTAATTGATCCCGATGAATTCGAAGTGAAACCAGCAATTAATAGAGTATTGTTATTACATGAATTTATGGGTGGTAAATCAATACAAAAAGATATACACCAAAGAGGTATTGAAGTAAAAACCGCAACATTTATTAGTGATGGTGTTACTACATCATATAGTGTTGGTGAACTTATTGGTTATTTATTCTTTGTTTCAATAAATGGATTGGTACAACAAAAAGATATTGATTATTATTGGATAGGACAAACATCACGAATTTCTTTTGTTACACCACCAGTCGAGGGTAGCCGAATAATGGTAATGTATTATGCTGGAAGAAGTGGTGTATTTTATGATAATTATGGTGAAATTTTACGATTAACACATCAAAATTTTGTTTATACCGATTCACTCTCTTTCACAGTTACCAATGATATAAAAAGTGTTGTTTATATTGAAATTAACGGTCTTGTTGATGAAATTGAAATTGGATATGAGGTTTCAGATGTAAATACAGTAACACTATTAGATACCCCAATAGTAGGATCGCGAATTAGTATTTGTTATTTGTATTAAAAAATTATTCGTCATACAAATCCTTTTTTTTACTTCTGTTTGGCGTCTTATCAAGCGTCTCAATCCACTTTTCAATTACTCGATACATTTTTAAACCAGTTTTTTCACAATAAGCTTTCAATATTTCATGATGTTTCTTACTGATTTTAATATTTTTACTTGGTGTTCCCATATTATAGATAAATAATAGTAAAAAAAGATAAATTACTATCTTTTAATTTTTTTTCATTTGACCCTTTGATAAAAACAAAGATATTTATCTGTAATAACAGTAATAAATAATTTAACTAAATAAAAATCAATGGCTACATCAAAAAGAGTTTTCGTTTCTCCAGGTGTTTATACCTCTGAGAAAGATTTAACATTCGTTGCTCAAAGCGTTGGTGTGACAACACTGGGTTTAGTTGGTGAAACACTAAAAGGTCCAGCTTTTGAGCCAGTTTTAATAAAAACATATGACGAATTCAGAACATTTTTTGGATCAACTTCACCTTTAAAAGACGGTAATGGTAATCCTGCCTATGAACTCCCATATTTTGCAAAATCATATCTACGGGAATCAAATCAATTATTTGTAACAAGAATACTTGGTTTAACTGGATACTTACCAAATAAAACATTTGCTCTAAAAACTATTGGTGGTGTAATTGTAAACACAGAATCAACACCAACACAAACCAACGGTACACTTGATTTACTTAATGTTGAATCATTCGAGTTTTATAATGTTTTAAGCGGAAAAACAGCAAATGACGGTAGTTCAATTATTGACTGGATTAGTGAACAAACTTTTGTAAATGAATCATGGTTCACAATTGGACTAGTTCCTACAGCATCAATTGAAACATTAACCGGTGAACAAGTAAATGGTCCTATTGGTAATGTAACTAATTTCGCATGGGCAAATAATTTTCTCAATCCAACTGGTGATGGTGTTTTTTCTTACTTGTTTGTTTATGATGATGGTATGGATAGATTTATTGTAAGCCAATTTGAATATCCATCAACAACAAACGAATATGATAATATAGCTGTCGCTGAATTTAGACCAAGAGGCCGTTATGTTACATCAACATTAACTTTAACAGTTACTAATAATACAGGATTTACAATGTCTTCAAATGACATTGAAACGAATCCGTTAGGTGAATTTATTTTAACTATTAATCCTGATGACGCAAATATGCCAGCAAAAACATTTACTTGTTCAATGGATAGAACATCTAGTAAATATGTGACAAAAGTATTGGGTACTGGTGTATTTGATAGAAATTATATGGATTATCCTATTTATGTGTTTGAATCTTATCCAATATTAGTTGAATCACTATATAAACGTGGTTTAATTAGGGGATTAAGCCTTGATGTGGTTTATCATCCGGTTGGTAATGATTTTATGACAGAATGGAAAACAGCAGAATCACCATTTATTGTTTCAGAAGTGCGTGGTGGTGTTGTTAATGATTTGTTTAAATTTATTGCAATATCTGATGGTAATGCATCAAACGTACAAGTAAAAGTTTCAATATTAAATATTGACCTTGATACTGCAGAATTTGACGTTCTTATTCGCGATTTTAATGATACCGATGATAATATGGTTGTTCTTGAAAGATTTTCAAGATGTTCAATGAACCCAGATCTTCCTGGCTTTATCGGTTTAAAAATTGGAACGTATGATACTGAATATGAACTTAAATCCAAATATGTGATGTTAGAATTAGCGGAAGATTTCCCAATAGATGCTGTTCCATCAGGATTTAGAGGTTATGCCACTGATCAACTATCTGGCGATGCAATTTTGGGTGGTGTGCTTTATAAAACACAATATTACATTGCAGGTGATATTGTCACATATGATGCAACTGGTGTACCAGAAGATCAATCAGGTGATAGAATCAAAAGGGTTATGTTAGGATTATCAACACAATTTGGATATGATAACAGCATGTTTAATTTTAAAGGTGTAAACCCAACAACAACCACAACAGGATTCCACCTTTCATCACAAGCATCAACTTTAACTGGTAATACAAATACTGGTTTTGAATTTGATTGTACACCATATGACCTTGAAGGAATAAATAAAGGTGAACTCGAATCGGTATCAAAACGCAAATTTACTCTAGCATTGGCAGGTGGATTTGATGGCTGGGATATATACAGAGATGTTAGAACATTTGGTGATGCATATAAATTTGGAAAAACAACATATGATGATAATAACACTAATAATGGTGGTGTGTTTAATTCTACAGTTGGTAATTCTGACTATTATGCATATAAGGCAGGTATTGACACGTTTAACAACCCGGAAGCAATTGATATAAATCTCTTTGCAACACCTGGTATTAACTTTTATGAACACGCATCATTAACTGAAGAAGCTATTGATATGGTTGAAAACGAGAGAGCTGACTCACTTTATATTATATCAACACCAAACGTAACAACAGCTGATGAAATTATTGATATGATGGATACAATTGATTTGGATTCTAATTATTCCGCCACATACTGGCCATGGATACAAGTTAGAGACAATGAAAATTCAACACAATTATATATTCCACCAACTGGTGAAGTTCTCAGGAATATGGCATTAACAGATAATGTTTCGTATCCTTGGTTTGCAACTGCAGGATATTCAAGAGGTATTGTTAACGCAATCAAAGCTCTTAAAAAATTAACACTTGATGAAAGAGATGAACTTTATAAAATGAGAATTAATCCAATAGCAACTTTTTCTGATACTGGCCCTATTATTTGGGGTAATAAAACACTTCAAATACGAGAATCTGCTCTTGATAGAATTAATGTTAGAAGATTATTATTAAGAGCAAGAAAACTCATAGCAGCGGTCGCTGTCCGATTACTATTTGAACAAAATGACGAACAAGTTAGAAACGAATTTACTAGACTTGTTAACCCAATTCTTGAGGCTATTAAAAAAGAAAGAGGACTTTATGATTTCAGATTAGTAGTATCTAATGATCCTGAAGATATTGATGCAAATACTCTTAGAGGTAAAATTTACATTAAACCAACAAGATCATTAGAATATATTGATATTGAATTTATCATAACACCAACAGGAGCTTCATTTGAGAATATCTAATATTCATTTTTTTAATTAATGAGAAAAGAGGTGATTTAAACACCTCTTTTTTTTTATTTAAAAATCCCCAGAATACTAGTTCCAGAATACTAGTTCCAGAATACTAGTTCCAGAATACTAGTTCTAGAATACTAGTTCCAGAAAAAATAATTAAAATATATAAAATCTAGTATCTATGTTCCAGTACCTGGGTTCCAGTACCTGGGTTCCAGTTTTTTATATTCTAGTATACTAGTATTATTACTGGAACCTAGTTGCTGGGCCGAAAAAATACAATTTTTTTTTGAGAAAGTCAAGTTTTTCTGAAAAAATTAAAAATTATTGAATATATACTATTTATAGTAATAATATAATAAATGAAAAATTTTTTTTAGTTTGAATATATTTATAAGAAAACAATAAACAAATTAATATAAAAATGCACAATGGCTGACTTATTAATGAAGATGCCCGTACCTTACGAGCCTAAAAGAAAAAATAGATTTATTTTAAGATTTCCTTCAAGTTTAGGAATTAATGAATGGTATGTATTTTCTGCCAATAGACCTAGTATGAAAATTAACTCTACTGAAATTCAATTTTTAAATACATCAACTTATGTTGCAGGTAGATTTGTATGGGATGAATTACGTGTTCAATTTAGAGATCCGATTGGCCCTTCAGCTTCACAGGCGTTAATGGAATGGGTACGTTTACATGCAGAATCTGTTACGGGGAGAATGGGTTACGCTGCTGGGTATAAGAAAGACATCGAATTAGATATGCTCGATCCTACTGGCGTTGTAGTTGAAAAATGGATACTTCAAGGAACATTTTTAACTAATATAAATTTTGGTGATCTTGATTATTCAAGAGATGATATTGCAACTATTGAATGTAGTTTACGTATGGATCGTTGTATACAAGTATATTAATATGTAATTTTTTTACATATCCTTGACAACCTCAAATAAAATCCGTATATTTATTGAAAAATTAAATATATGGATTTTTCTTTTTTTACTACAAATAACAAATCTGGCTATAAAACAAGAGAAAAATGGTTAAAAGAAAACCACATTGATTTATATAATCAAATTATTAATTATTCAAAAAAATTTAACTATGATTTAAGTTTTAAAGAAAAAATATGGTTTTATTTTAACAAATTAACAGAGCGTCCAAAATGTAAAACATGTGGAAAAGAAATTAAATTTAGGGAAAGGTTTGATAAACCATATGGTGATTTTTGTTCATTAAATTGTATTAATAATAATAAAGATGAAATGATTAAAAGGCAAAAGGCAACATTCCAACGAAAATATAATGTTGATTTTTATCCTGAACATAAAGATTTTTTAATAAAACAAAGAAAAACCAAATTAGAAAGATATAATAATGAATATTACAATAATTTAGAAAAAGCAAAAAAAACAAAGTATGAACGATATGGGAATGAAAAATATATTAATACTGAGAAATATAAAATAACTTGTATTAAGAAATATGGTGTTGATAATTATTCTAAGTCAAGTAATTATCGAAATCAGATCGTGAAAAAATATAAATCACTTTATCCGGATATAAATTTTGTTCATGTTGGTAAATTGATGGTTATTATAAAATGTCATGAATGCGGTAAAGAAAGTGAATTAACTAAACAATTATTATATGAAAGATATAAACGTGGATATTCTGTATGTTTACATTGTAACCCAATTGGACAATCGAATAGAAGTGGATATGAAGATGAAATATGTGAATTTTTAAATTCAATATCTATTGAACATGAAAAGACAACCAAAAAGGTATTAAAAAGAAAAGAGTTAGATATTTTTATTCCAAGTCATAAATTAGCAATTGAATTTGATGGATTATATTGGCATAATGAATTATTTGTCACATCAGAATATCATTTAAATAAAACTATTGGGTGTCAAAAAAAAGATATTGAATTGATTCATATATTTGAAGATGAATGGTTATTCAAAAGAGAGATTGTCGAATCAATAATCAAGAATAGATTAGGTAAAACGGATATCAATATTTTTGCTAGGAAATGTGAAATTAAAGAAATCGATTCAAACACATGTAAGGATTTTCTTATTAATAATCATATTCAAGGAAATGTTAATTCCAAAATTAAAATTGGTTTATATTATAAAAATGATTTGGTTTCTGTTATGACTTTTTCAAAAGGCAGAATTGTTGTTGGTGGTAAAAATAATGAATGGGAATTAACGAGATTTTGTAACAAAATTAATGTTAATGTTATTGGTGGTGCTAGTAAATTATTTAATTATTTTCTTAAAACATATTCTCCCACAAAAATTATTTCTTATTCTGATATTAGATTATTTGATGGTAATTTATATGAAAAATTGGGTTTCAAAAGAAAATCTCAATCAAAACCAAATTATTGGTATGTAATAAATAATCAAAGATATCATAGATTTAATTTTAGAAAATCAATACTAGTTAAAGAAGGTTATGATAAAAATAAAACAGAAAGGGAAATTATGTTTGATAGGAAAATATATAGAATTTATGATTGTGGACACATTAAATGGGAATTTAATGTACTTTAATAAAAATTTTTTGTATAATATTTATAAAAAAAATAAAGTAAATGAGTGAATTTAAGATTGATCCATCGATAGCATACGATGTTGTGGAATTACCAAGTGGAGGTATACATTATAGTAATGGAAAAAAATCTGTTAGAGTTGCATATTTAACTGCGGCCGATGAAAATATTTTATCATCACCAAATTTAATTGCTTCGAATAAAATTATCAATGAACTTCTAAAAAGAAAAGTTTTGGATAAAGATCTCCCAGTTGAAGAAATTGTTCAGGAAGATAAACAGGCAATTTTAATATTTTTAAGAAATACTGCTTTTGGTTCAGAATATAATATGAATTTAATGGATCCAAAAACAGAAGAGAAATTTACAGTTATGGTAGATCTTTCCCGGTTAAAAGTAAAAGAATTTACATTAATTCCAGACCAGAATGGTGAATATCCTTATTTTATGAAAAAAAGTGGTGTTAATATCACTTTCAAGTTTTTGACACAAAAACAGGAAGACGAACTTCAAAAAATTGAGGAAACTTGGAATGGTGAGGGCGTTGCCCCAATAATGACAAAGCGTCTTGAATTTATGATTAAATCTATAAATGGTAATAGAAGTCAAATGGAAATTCATAATTTCATCGAATATAAGATGCCGATTAAAGATTCTCAGGATTTTCGAAAATATGTTTCAGAAAATAAGCCAGGTTTAGATTTATCACAAAAAGTAACGACCCCGTCAGGAGATGAAATCCAAGTTGATATTGGATTTGGGGTAGAATTTTTTCGCCCTTTCTACGGATTATAGAAAAGGTCAATTAAATGAAATTTTATTTTTAGTTTATCGAGGTTTTTCATATTCTGATGTTATTGGTATGCCGATATACATAAGAAGATATTTAATTCAGCATATTCAAGAAATAGAAAGTAAAAATAAATAATTATCTATTTATAGGATATGGCAATTGGTCTCACAATAGAACAAGCAATACTCGACTCAAAGGGTGATTATATTAGATTGATGAAGTTATGGAATACTGCACATCCTGACGATATGATCACGGAGGATACTGCTAAAAGTTTATCACGGTTATATTCTGGTTTAAATAAACAAAGATTTCCAAGTAGAAGTGGTGGTGGTAGTAGTGGAGGAAGACCAACAACTGTGGAAGGATGGATTGAAAGATTTGTTTCGACACAATTACGAGAAAGGCCGGGTGAAAAAGGTGAATTTATTGATGTTCAAGACGCTCTTCAAACATTTTTTGACGAAAGTGGAAGATTTCGTGGAATACGTGGTGCTGGCGCAGAACTTGGTCGAAGATTGATACTTGATCAGGTAAATGTTTATTTAGAAGAGCAGGCTAGTCTTTTACGGAAAATAAATGAAGAAGCCGGTATGACGGGTACTTTATCACGTTCATTTCGTGAAGAGATCATGGCTGCTTCTCCCGAAGCGATAAAATTGGGTATAAGTTTTGAAGAATTATCAGATTTAGTAACTGAAACTGTAGCACAATCAGGAAAATTTAAACTACTTAGTAAAGACACAATAGCAGAAATGGCATTAGCTAGTAAATTCACAAGAGATATGAAGGAATTTGCTGGTATGGCGAAAGATTTTGAAAGGGTTGGTTATGGTGTTTTAGATATGTCTAAGATGATTGAAAGAATGGGTTTAAATTCATTAACATTAGGATTAAATGCCAGAGAAACAACTGCGGGTATTGACAAATATTTGGAAAAATTAAATCAATATGGTTTTAGAAATGGTGTTGAAGGATTAAATAGAATGGTTCAACGTTCCATTGAATTTAGGATGAATATGGAAAATGTCTTTAATCTGGCAGAAAAGGTTTGGGATCCAGATGGTGCGTTGGAAATTGTTGCTAATTTACAAATGATTGGTGGTGCTTATGGTGATTTAAATGATCCAATTCGAATGATGTATATGGCAACAAATGATGTTGAGGGATTACAAACAGCAATTATTGGTGCTGCAAGATCATTAGTTACGTATAATGCAGAGCAAGGACGATTTGAAGTTACTGGTGCTAATTTAAGAAGAGCAAAAGAAATGGCCGAACTTTTTGGTATGTCGATGGAAGAATTGACAAGTACTGGAATTGCTGGTATGGAAAGGTTGCAAGCATCTACAGATTTAGCATTAGCCGGATTAGTTATGGAAGATGATGAAAAAGAATTCATAACCAACCTTGCTCAAATGAAGGGTGGTAGAATGGTTATTGAAGTTCCAAAAGATATGAGAGAACAGATGGGACTAGACATGGGAGAAACCACATTGGAATTGTCTAAAATGAATGAACTTCAAAAAGATATCTTATTACAGGAGCAAGAACGATTCAAAGAAATGGATATGAAAGACATTGCAAGACAACAAGTCACAATGATTGAAAATATTAGTCGGGATCTTTCTTATCTTGTTGCAGTTGCAAGGGTTGGTGTTGGTGAAACTATTCACGCTGCTATTGAAAGATATTTGGGTGTTAATTCACAAACAGTTAGTGGTGTTAGTGATAGATTTGCGATGAAAGGTGGTGAATGGATTGAAAATAAAACTGATTTTTTGGAGGGTGCTATAAAAAATAGTAATCTACCCGATTGGTTGAAATTACCAAAAAATAGGGGGGTTAGTAGTGTTGAAGAACAACGACCATTACCTGTAACCACAACTAGCACAACGCCAGTTACTAAAGTAAATGAAGGTGTAGAAGAACTAATAACAAAGAGAGTTATAGTTGATGTGAATCTTAATTCAAATTCACCATTAACCGATCCATTACGAAGAATGTTATTTAGTGATCCTGAATATATGAGAGATTTCAGTAAAAGTTTTTTAAGTATAAAATAATTTCATTGGCTCATATTTATTATTAAAATAATGATATGCCAAGTTATGTTGACTTTAATGCAAGTAAAAAATTTAGAGATTTTATATTAGCAAAAACTTTACCATCACCAAATGGACCACAAACATTCAGTAGTGAAAATTATGCTATTCATAATTTGAGTACAATGTCAAATGTTGATCCGGGTGCAGTTGACACTAATAGGCAAAATGATTTATTACGAACACAGAATTCCAATATTTTTAAACCTACCGAATATTTCATAAATGAAAATATTAATACTATTCCACGAAAAGCAAATTTAGAGTTATATCCGTATTTTGTTAAAGGACAACATCATAGTTTTGTTAGTATTATGTCGTCAAAAAATTATGAAACTGAATCTGAATTAATGAAATTTGCGGCATGGAATATTAAAGATAACCCCGAAGGACCGGTTTTTTCAAGAATTGCACAAAATTTATATAGCGCAACTGTTGGACGTGTAAGATTAATAGATGCGTTGGATGGTAATATAGCGACAGCAACAAATCTTGTTACAGGAAGAGAACCTTTAATTGAATTTAATTCAAAAATAACCGTCGCAAAAACATTACCTGGTAAAACCATTGATTTTTTACAAACAGTTAGTGGTGTTGAATTTCCGTGGGCTGAAATTCCTGGGGATTATTTGACGAACCCACAGAATCCGATTAATCCAAGACCATCAACTAGAAGTGAAGCTGTTTCAATATATCAAGATGCGACCGGAGTGTTAGGCTCGTTAATTGGTATTCAAAGACGGCCAATTTCATCTAGAAAGCCATCAGATTTACTTATTGAATATACTGGAAGTAGACAATTATCTATTTTATATGATAATTTATCATATTCAAAATATGCACCGAATTACACCACAACTGCCAGGTCTCAAAATACATCAAAACTTTTTAATTTTATTGATAATGTTGGACAAAATATTAAAAACGCATTGGGTGTTGAAGCACCCGCTGGTATCGCTTATATTGGTGATGATAGAGGTAATGATGTAAAATTTGCGATGAACGATTTTAATGATAGACCAGTAAGAAGTGGTTATTATCTGTCATTAATGTTTGACCCTATTCAAGCAAGATTATTTCAAAGAACAAAAAATATTGGTGAGGGTGGTAGTATTAGTGGAAATTTAACATGGTATACAACGAAATCACGAAATAGATTGGGTGTTGGTAATGATGAATATAACACACAGGGATCACAATTTGAAGATTCGTTATCAACAAATTATAAATTTAAGGATGGATCAATTTTAGGTATAACACAAGAAATACTTGAAACAATGCCGTTAGAAGGTGGACCCGCAAGATCTCACATTGCAAATGTTATTGATCAAACAAGTCGTGTGTTTATGGATGGTGATGTTAAAATGTCAAAAGGTTCGGCAATTAGATATATTGACCAGTTTACTAATTCTGAAAGTGGTATTGAATATTGTAGGGTCTGGACAAAAGATAGATCATATATGAATTATTCTGACACCATGAAACGGACTGGTAATTATAGAAAATTAAAAAGCAGTGTTTTAACGAGACCATGGAATTTAAATATATATCCAAATTCAAATGGAAATGGTTCATTTGATACCACATCAGAACAATGGGGTAAAAGTATTGGGGCACAGGGTTTTTATGCGAAAAAATATATGTTTTCTATTGAAAATCTTGCGTGGAAAATGTCGGATACACCGGGTTTTACATATAGTGATTTACCATATTGTGAAAGAGGACCAAATGGTGGAAGAATTATGTGGTTTCCACCTTATGGTTTAACAGTTAATGAGCAAAATTCAGCAAACTGGACGGATAATGTTTTTCTGGGAAGGCCAGAACCAGTTTACACATATTCAAACACACAGAGATCGGGACAAGTTCAGTTTAAAGTTGTTGTTGATCATCCAAGTATATTAAATCTTTTAACACAAAAACATTTTAAAAATATGTCAAATGATGAAGCTGATAATTATATCAATGCTTTTTTTGCTGGTTGTAAAGATTTTGATTTATATGATTTGGTAAGAAATTATCCAACATTGACACCTGATGAACTTGAAACAATCATGGCATATTTGAATCAAAATAAAGATCCGAAGACAGTTTTACGTAATAAATCGGTATTTAATGAAATTGTGACTGATGTACCGACGCCCGTAAAAGAAGCCGAGATTAAACCCAAAGAGAATATTATGGGTAATTTCGTTTTATATTATAAAAATGATTTTCCAAAACCAAATGCGAATGTGCTACCTGGATTGTTATATACACCAAGCACATATAATGAGTTATATGATAACTATATTGGAAGTAAAGACAAATATATAAAAGATTTAAATGATGGTTTAAGATTTTTAACTGGCAAAACAACATGGGGAATGAATGAAAAGCACGATTTTAGTGTTTTATCTAGAGGTATTGAAGTAACACAAAAACCAACAGATGATGTTTTAAATGAATTGGTTTTAGAAGTTAATAATGACATTGAAAAAGGTTTTAGTGTGTTACAAGATAATTATTCGTCGTATTGTCAGTATTTAGACAATGTTAAGACACAATTATTAGATAATACGATAGATAGTTTTGAGATTTTACTAAAATCAAGGACATCACCTATTGCAAATTCAGATTATAATTTGCGGCTTGCGTATCGAAGAAGTTATAGTATAATTAAGGATATTATAAAAAAATTAATTAACGATGGGGCTGATGTGAATGTTGCCATCGATGCAGTTCAATGGAAAATTAATGTGACAAATCAGGTGATTGAAACAGAACGAGATATTATACTCAGTTTTAAAGAACACCTTGGTTATCCTAATGATGGAAGATTAGTTTTTTCACTTATTATTAATCAAGGAGAACAAAATATTGATGATAACACACTTGACTGTTCTGATGCTAAATTATTATTAACATCGTCACAATTAAAAGAAACGGCGCCATCGACATTCTGGTGTAGGCAAACACATGTTGCTATGGGATATGTTAAGAGAGAACAGTTGACCACGTCTGTTGATGAAATAAAATCACAAGATTTGGCAATATCACAACCAACAACATTAATGACAGAACGTAAACTCGTTGAGGTTGAACATGATGTCCCAACAGGTAATAAACAAAGACCACCAATTGATGCTATAAAATCATTGATAATGAAATCGTTATCAGAATGTTATTATTTTAAACAATTAGAAGAGGAGTCACCGTTACAATTTTCATCATTGAGAGAAAAATTAAGATATTTCCATCCTACTTTTCATTCAATGACACCAGAAGGATTAAATGCCAGATTAACATTTTTACAACAATGTGTGAGGCCTGGTGATACGTTACCAATTAGGGGGATATCTGATGAAAGTGATTTAAATGCTAGGAATACCACATTTGGTCCTCCACCAGTATGTATATTACGAATCGGAGATTTTTATCATTCCAAAATTATAATTCGAGACGTTAATATTTCATTTGAAGAAAATATTTGGGATTTAAATCCGGAAGGTATTGGGGTGCAACCAATGATAGCTGATGTTACATTAATGATTAGTTTTATTGGTGGACAGGGATTAGAAAGACCTGTTGAAAGATTACAAAATGCACTTTCATCTAATTTCTATGCAAATACTGAAATGTATGACCCACGGTCAATATCGACAGAAGATAGAACTGAATTTTATAAACAAGAATTTTCTAAAGAATTTTTGGATGAACTTAGTAGAAATGCGGGGATTTCGGTTAAACCGGATCCGTTAGATAAAATTACAGATACTAATTTATTAACGGAAGGACAATATATTGGGACATTATCTGATATGTCACTTGACTATACTGAAATAATTGATGGACTTTATGATGCTATAACTAATTATTTTAATCGATATCAAAATGTCTATAATATTATAACAACAAAATATGGACATAAATTATCGTCAATATTTTTGTCACCAACATATAGACAAATATTTCAGTATGAAGTACAAACCGGCAACGGGATAGATTCATTTGAAATGTTAGGTAATTATCCTAAAAATAAGGAGTTAGACGTAATAACACTGGATTTTATAACAACATTTGATAATCAAATTAGTGGAGAAAATATTAGTAATATTTTGGGTTTACATAAAGACATGCCGGGTTCATTATTAGAAAGAACTGAAATGATTATCAAACCATACATTATAAATAACATTAAAAATTTTGTTGAAACGATGGTTTCAGATACGAAATCCATCTTATCGCTTGAAGAAAGTAGGAATAGAATAATTATGTTGTTAGATAAATTAAATTTTATTTTAAAACATCAACAGGATGCGAAAAAAGTTGATAATAAATTTATGGGGGCAATTCTGAATGTTGGTGATGTTTCTGAGATTTACTATGAATATCAAAATTTAATATATTTCATACAAAATCAACAACATAAGTTTACTGAAGATTTAGATATTAGTTATGATTTTAGAAGTAAGACTATGACAACAAATGATGTTTCATATTTTCTTTCAATCTTTTTGAGAGAAAGAAAAAATGAAATAATGAAATTGTTCGACTCAAATTCGGTTTTCACAGATAAAATAAAAGAAAACATTGATAAACGATTAGATAAGTTTTTCTTAAAAATGCCGAAAGAAAAGAATTTCAAAATTCCAGAATATCCAATTAGGGTAAATGGGAATAACATATTATATAAAATTAATGATGAGGTTGAAATTAATGATACTTCAATACAACAAGAGCTAATATTAGTTAATAAAACAAGAAAAAATGATGTGGAGAGTATATTAAATTATTATCGTCCATCTTTTGGATTATCGGGATAAAATAGTAAAAATAATGAATAACCAATATTTTGATAGATATCAGTATTTTTTTGATGACGGAAAACATAAGATTGTGCCGGGTATTGAAATTCCCATTAAACCGACAGATAAATATATTGAATTTAAACGTAACAAGGATAGATTAGATAAATTATCTCAAGAATATTATAATTCACCTTTATTCGGCTGGTTGATACTGTTGGCAAATCCAACATGTGGTGGGATTGAATTTACAATACCGGATCATTTTATATTGAGAATACCATATCCACTTATTCCGTCTTTACAAGATTATAGGAAAAGTATAGATTTGTATAGATTATATTATGGCGAATAACAATTTAAAAACAACAAATGAAATACTAGTAAAGGTCGATCAAAATAATTTAATTTATATCGATCCTAATAGCATATTGGATAATGGTGAAGTCAAACCACGAGGCGTTGAACCGGAAAATTATATAATGTTTGTTAATTTGGAAGCTGATTTAGTTCCGAGATCTGTTTTAATAAATAATGACACTAAAAGTACGTTAATATCGGTTGCTAAAGGAACATTAAATTTTATGCGTAACGCTAATGGTCGCGACTATGATACAACTTGGACAGATGCATATTTCGAACGAAAGGCGACATCGTTATCTAATGACGCAACGTATTATACCAATGATGAAACAACACAAAGTTTTGGAATAGATAGTGTTTCAATACAAGTACGTGGTGCGAACTTTATTCCAAGAGTTGTTATGAGATTTGTTGATGTTAGGGGAAAAACATTATTTGAATCGCCCGAGCATTCACCATATTCAGCGTTTTTTCATTTACCATGGCCATTGTTTTATCTTACAGTAAAAGGTTATTATGGAAAGGCGATACGGTATAGATTACATATGATTAAATTTAATGCTAGATATAATTCATCAACCGGTAATTTTGATATTGAATGTAATTTTGTTGGATCAACGTATGCATATCTTGCTGATATTCCGATGGATGCTGTATTAAACGCACCATATTTTTATGCAACAGAGAATAAAATTTCTGAAACATATAATGAAAAAACCAAACAAACGGATGTTTTAATAAGTAAGACAACAAAAGGTTATCGAGTATTAAAGTCAGTGTATCAAGAATATATTAGCAAGGGCTTATTACCACCCGATTTTCCCGTTAAAACGTTAAGGGAGATTATTTCTGTTGCAGGTGAGTTAGAAAAAATTTTAGAAAGAGAAATATTTCCTAAAGTAATCCATCATCGTGTTTTGGGGGCAATAAAAGATTATGAAGACAAATTAAGATTTTTGGTTGAGGGGTGTGATACGTGGAGGAAAATGAATTTGGTGACAGCATCACCAATAACAACAACTAAGACAAGAGAAAATGTGTTTACAGGTGAATCAGAATTTATTCCATATTACACATTGAATAGTACCGACAAAGGGTCATTAACAAACATCACCGGAGATCAAGTTGGATCGATTGCTTTAATATTAAGTAGAGCAATTGATGAACTTGAGCAGAATCTAGCGTTTGGAATTTATAGAGATGAAACTATTTTAAAAGGAGAGGAAATTCAACCTAAAATTATTTCATGTTCATCAATAAAGCGATTAAGTGATTTTTATATTATTTCAAATGGAATCGTTGGGTTTGATTTTGATGGTTTAATGATGAGAATAGATGATATTCGAAAAGATTATGTTGAACAAAGAAATCAAATTGAAATTGAAATAGAAAGAAAGATGAATGATTTTGTTTCAAGTAAACGAGATCCAAAAATCGGTATTGGTTTTGTCCCAACAGTTAGAAATATTACTGGTGTTTTACTTGCAAATGCTGAAACCTTTTTAAGATTAATGAAAGATGTTCATTTTAAAGCGTTTGAACGAGCGGAAGATAGAAAAAAAATATTAAATTCAGTTTTAACTGATACAGACAATAGAAATAATGCGATTTATCCGTGGCCCGAGGTAAAGGTACAAAATTATGGTAATAAAAGTATGGTACTTTTATATCCGGGTGATAAGTCTATATCAAATAAATTACAGTCATATGATGCAACATTATGGCCTGAAGTAGATTTTATTGAAAATTTTTATGCAATAGCAACAAGTCAAAAAGATAATCTTGGAGGTAAAGAAAATAGTCCGGATAATATTAATTATATTTTTGATACCAGCCTAAACATGAAGAACTATAACTTAAGTGTTTTGACTGATATTATAAATATGATGCCGTATACTGATAAATCTATTGGTTCAATCATTTATGAGTTATATGAGAGAGCAAAATATACAACATTATTTACACCATATAATGATAAAGCCGTACTTGAACTAGCCGAAATTGAATATCAAAATCTTAAAAACCAGCTTGGTGAGGATATAGATGTGGTTGATGTATTAAAAAGAAATATAACGAGTTTCTCGAAATTAATACAAGAATTAGAAACATTATCATATCGTTATCCTTATTATGAAGATCAAATACCATCAGTAGAATATATAAAAAACGCAACAGAAAAAGATTATACTATTCAGAAACATACTGGAAAAAGTGGTGCGTTTAGTAAGACTAAGACATATCCGGAAGTTAAAAATTTTCTTGAAAACTATAAAGCTGAAAATTATAGAAAATCAATATATCCTTTTAATTCACCACTTTATTTATCATATCTTGGGCAAACCACTTATGAATCAAATAATTTGGATTTAAATATGTTATTAACCATTAACGAACCAACAGATTTTATTACATCATATAGTAGTGGTCATATGTGGGTTAAGGACAATAAGCCCGAATGTGGAAAAAATTTATTTTTAAATACAATAGATTTAAGGGTATCTGACACAATAACAATTGAAAAACATATATTAAATACACCATATTTTCATAATCAGTTATATAAAGAATTTATCAATAATGAATCATCAGGGAAATATGTTGGTTCTGCTTATTTGTTATTAAATTCTTTACCGTTTAAAGATCTTGATGATAGAATTACATATGCTGGTGGGGGTACAAGTACTTTAGTGTCAACATTAATAAAAGAATTACCAGCAACACATTATATACCATATCATATGATATTAAAATGGGGCTCAATATATCATAGATATAAAAAATGGATTATTGATAGTGTTGATATTATTGGTAATGTAACAGATAGCATTGATGGTGGAAATTTTTTTGATCAAAATAATGGTTACACATTTAATACGGGAATTTCTGAAAAGCCCATGATAAATAGAACAACACAAAGTGATGTTGGGTGTCATCCTCTATATGAAACCATCTTTTATCAAATTGTAAATGGACAGTCATTTCTTAATATTGATGATATTGTTGATGATTATTATAGAATGATAACGTCTGGCGTTACTAGATTATCATATAGAGAAGTTCATGGTGGGAATGCTTGGACATCAGTGATTGATAATCAAAAACTTTATCCGTCATTAAGCGGATATACGTTATTACCAACGAATGGTTATATAAATGTTAATGCCAGTGATTTTAATATGTCAGAACAAGATAATTTTAGAATTATATGGAATGTTAATGACTCAGAAAGATCATTGGTTGATTATACACAATTTACATTTCCTTCACCATATGAATATTTTAATTTAACTGGTGATAGTTCGTATTCATTATCGACAAATTATAAAAAGGTGTTGGATCTTATTGCTGTATTTAAGCCGAATATTTTGGAACAGTTTGAATTGGCGTTTTTGGATTTTGCGAGTGAAAAATTAAATGAAGAAATTCCATTTAATCCATATAAAACACCATATTCAAAATTTCAAGATTTATTAAAAGAAATTGTAACGATTGATAATATTTTACCGTCAGAATTTGAACAAACAACAACCACAAATAATAATAAGTTTATGGGTTTTATGAAAATAAAACAAAATGAAAAACTTAATAATTTAACGAATACGTTATTAGGTAATGATTGTCTAATTAAACTGGCATTATCAAATCCAAGAGAAATTGATCCACATATATTTGGTGGATTTACAAATACTGATGTTATGAGATTTGATTCTGGTTCTTTTAATGTGAATCAAGTTACTTCGGAAAATTTAAATTATATTCGATTATATTTGGGTTTGAATGGAATTACTGGAGAAGAAAATGATGATTATTATTTGGATTTCTTTTCTGTTAATGACATAGAACTCAATGAAGAGAACATAAAAAGATTTAGGCCGTTAATTTATCTATATGCGGGATTAAGATCAAATGGTATGACAGGTCTTACTAATTCTGATTTTGTGACGTATGTAAAAGATAATATTGTAGATCCACCACCGGTAACAATTGGTGTTGATCGTTTTCAAGGACCAACTGAAAGAATGGTTATGTTTTTGGAATATATTATTCGAAAGATACAATCTAGTGATTTTGGTACTAGAATAGAAGTTGAAGACTCTTCAATTGTGAGGGGATATAATGATGATCCGACACTTAAATTAGAATTATATAATTTATTTAAATCATTTAATGATAAATGGACATCTGGAAATTCAATTGGGCAGAGAACATTAATGGAAGAGTTTCTTTTCCTTGATAAAGCCAATCGGGATATAGGTAGTCAAGTATTCCTTGACATGTCAAAATTACTAAGACTCAATCGTCCAGAAAATAAAAAAATTAATTTGTATGGTGCAATAAGTTTGTTATTTCAAGATACGGGTTTTGACATAAGAGCGTTGCCGGCTTATGTAAATTTTTATGGTACAAATTTCAATAATAATTCTAAATTATTACCATCAAAGACAGTAGCACAAAATATGTTTGGTATTTTTACTGATATAGATTATCAAGATTCATCACCAAGAATAATTTTACAATATATAGGTCCAAATTCCAAACATTTAGAATTATCTGATCTTTATAAATACAAAAGCGAATATAAGAATGATGGATTTTATATTGCAGATACACATAATAATCCTATTGTTGTTGCATCTGAGGTATTTAATAGAACAGATTTCGGAAAATCAAATAAATGTGTGGCATTTGAAGTTAGTTTTGGAGATCAAAATCAATCTATATTTAAGACTGTGGAGGTTGATCAATCGAGTATTAAAAACACATCAGAATCATTTGAAGTATTGGATAGATTAGGGAAAAGTGAGAGTGGTGCTAGTGCAGCACAAGTTGATATTGGGTTATGGGACATTTATAGACAGTCTTCATATCAATGCACTGTGACTTGTATGGGAAATGTTATGATACAACCAACAATGTTTTTTTATTTAAAGAATGTTCCATTATTTAGAGGTTCGTATTGGATTACCGAAGTAAATCATGAAATTAAGACATCTGGGATTGAAACATCGTTTACTGGTACGAGAATTCCACAAGAATCACTTCCAGATCCGAAGGACTCATTTATGGCCAGTTATAGATCTTTGTTTGATAGGTTAGTAAATAAGGCTTTGGTTAAAATTAAAGATGATGAACGATTGAGTGAACCTGGAATTACTAAGAATATTACGACTGCCGAAGGTACGTTTACAAGCTCGGTTGATAATATAATAATACAAGGTGAAAAACAAGTAATTCGTGTTGGATATACGTCATATGGAATACCATATAATGGATATAAAAAAGAAATTGATGAAGATATACAATTAGTTGTATATGGTGGTAGTGAATGGTTAAGGGTTAGGGTTGTTGAAATGGGAGGAAAAAATTATCCTATTGATGATAATATAGATATGAGTATTATTTCAAGTCTTACCACACCCATAGTTAATACTCCTCGAATTGTTAAATGGAATGAGCTTAAAGAACGAACAAAAGTGGACGATTTTTATGTGACTAGATTTGATCGTAATTTAATATCTGACAACACAATTGTTTCAAAATTTAAAAACACCGAGTTTTTACGTCCAAAACAAAGAAATTTAACATCGGATAAGACATTCACACTTATAACTAATATAATTATGGAATCAGGAAATGGTGTTTATAATGGACCTGTTAGTGTTGGTCCACCCAAATTGAAGGGGGGGTATGGTATTGGAATGTCGTGGTCATTAATGAAAAAACTAGATTTGTGGGATGGTGACGTTGTATATTTTAGAATGAGATAGAAATTACCAAAATAACTGATATTTATATAGAAATTAAAACTATGGAAGATACAACTAAACTTTTGGATGATTTCCTGGCAGGACCAACGGTTGTGAAAAAGACATCATTAGACGGAAAAGAGGAAGAAGTTTGTGATTTAGAGACTGGTGAGTGTTATATTATCAGAACGCGAGATGGTATAGTTGAAAGAATAAATAAAAAATTTATTACCGAAGATGGTAGACAATTATTAATGGATTAAATATAAAATAAAATGGATGCTTTACAAGAAGAATTAAAAAGATTTAACGCCATATATAAATATGGTAAAACTTTCATTACTGAACAAGAACCACCATTACCTCAAGCTGGTGGTACACCAACTCCACCACCTGCAGGTGCAGATGCGGCACCGGCGGATCCAATGGCGACAGATCCTGGTGCAGCGGGATTAAGTCCTGAAACGGAACCACCGGCTGATGCTGAAGAATTTGATCCGGAAGCTGGTGCGGAGATTAATCCTGAAACAGAGAGTGATGATACAACAGAAGAAATAGATATTACTGATCTGGTTAATATGACAAAAAGTATAAAAAAACAGCTTGATAACACTCAAAGTCAAGAAAATACCGAGGTCACGCAAAAAATGGGTGATGTATTCACAAAACTTGGTGAACTTGAAGGAAAATTAGCTGAGATGGATAATATTATTTCAAAAATAGATCAATTGGGTTCAAAAATTGAAGAAATGAGGCCAAAAACGCCAGTTGAAAAATTGGAAATGAGGTCTTTAGATTCTTATCCATTTAATGTTAAACCGGATCAATTTTTTGATGAAAAACAATATGAAATGAAAACATCAGGAAAAAACGAATATGTTTTAACAAAAGGTGATGTTGAAAATTATGGGAAAAATGAGATAATGAAATCGTTCAATCCAAAGTCTTATGAAGATACATATGGGATTTAAAATATATATTTTCGAACGAATTAAAGCCTGACTTTGAAATCAGGCTTTTTTTTTGTATATTTTATTTTGAGATGAATACGCTTTATATTTTGAAAATTGAAAATTATTATTTATATTTTACATAATTAACATTATTTACAAACAAATTAATTTAAGATTTATGAGTGTTATTGAAGCAGTACAAGCACAGTACGAAAGAAGTAGAGCCGCAAGCGGCAGCAAATTTGCCTCGCAGGAGGAACGGATGAAAAAGTATTTCACGACAGTAATACCCAAAGGGTCTTCTAGTCAGGAAAAACGTATCAGGATTCTACCTACTAGTGATGGTTCATCACCGTTTGTAGAAGTTTATTTCCACGAAGTTCAGGTGGATGGAAAATGGGTTAAACTCTATGACCCCAGACAAGAAGGTAAACGATCACCATTAAATGAAGTAAAAGAAAGTCTCGAAGCGACAGGATTAGATTCTGACAAAGAGTTATCAAAAACTTATCGTGCACGTAAGTTTTATATCGTTAAAGTTATTGATCGAGAAAATGAACAAGACGGACCTAAGTTTTGGAGATTTAAACACAACTCCAAAGGTGAAGGTATTTTTGATAAGATTTTTCCTATTTTTAAAAATAGGGGTGATATTACCGACATAACAAAGGGTAGGGATATAACTCTCTCGTTATCACTCACGAAGTCTGCAACAGGAAGAGAATATACTCAAGTTAGTTCAATTCTTCCTGAAGATCCGAGTCCGTTAAGTACGGATGCGGAACAGCTTAATGCGTGGGTTACGGATACACTTGTGTGGTCGGATGTTTATTCAAAGAAACCAGAGGAATATCTTGAAATGGTTGCTAATGGAGAAACACCAAAATGGGATAGTACTCTTAATAAGTGGATATCTTCAGTACATTCCGAATCAACAATTAGTGATGATGAAGAAATTGATGATCCTCAAATAGATGAAGAACCATCCGACGTTGACGATCTACCATTTTAATTAACATTTGTAGAATCTTCCCGTTTCAATATTGGGGCGGGAAGATTTTTTTAACTAAAAAAACATGGCGATTAAAAAAGTTGATTTTTCTGCAATAAAAAAAGAGTTTTCACAGGTTGCGGCTTATAAACCTGAAAGATATTTTGATTTAGGGGATGCTTTTACGGATGCTTGTGGTCTTCCCGGACCGGCAATGGGACATTTAAATATGTTTCTTGGACATACTGATACAGGTAAAACTACAGCATTGATAAAAACAGCAATTGATGCTCAGAGAAAAGGGATATTACCTGTTTTTGTTATTACAGAACAGAAATGGGGTTTTGAACACGCTAAACTTATGGGTCTTGAGTGTGAAAAAACCATTAATTCAGAAACAAATGAAACAACATGGGATGGGTTTTTTCTATTCAACAACCATTTTGAATATATCGAACAAATTACGGATTACATTAATGACTTACTGGACGCACAAGATAAAGGTAAAATACCATATGATCTTTGTTTTTTATGGGATTCTATTGGCTCTGTTCCATGTAAAATGACTTGGGAAGGTAAAGGTGGAAAACAACATAATGCGTCTGTTTTGTCAGACAAAATAGGCATGGGATTAAACCAGAGGATAACTGGTTCACGTAGAATTGATAAAAAGCACACTAACACTATGGTTGTGTGTAATCAGCCTTGGGTAGAATTACCAGACAACCCATTTGGTCAGCCGAGAATTAAGGCTAAAGGTGGTGAAGCAGTTTGGCTTAATTCAAGTTTGGTTTTTTTATTTGGTAACCAAAAAAATGGTGGTATTACAAAAATTTCTATAACTAAAGGTGGAAGAACAATTAAAATTGCAACCAGAACAAAAGTTGGAATTTTAAAAAATCATATAAGTGGGTCGGGATATGAGGATGGTAAAATTATGATTACTGCTCATGATTTTATGAGATGTAAAACAAAGGAAGAGGAAAAGAAATCTCGTGAAGAATATGTAAAAAATTATGGAACATATATAAGCGAGTTATTGGGGGTTAATGTTTCGGGTTTATCAGATGTCGAAATTTATGAAGAAGATGTAGAGGGATAATTTAAATTAATGGTGAATGCCAACTTTAATTGTTGATGGTGATAATTTATTAACCATTGGATTTTACGGACTTAAGAATTATTTTTATAAAGGTTCACATATTGGGGGGATATTTCATTTTCTAAACACACTTAGATTGTCGTTTGAAACATATCGTCTTGATAAAATAGTGGTGTTTTGGGATGGAGAAGATGCTGCCAGATCTAGAAAACGGATATATCATCATTATAAAGAAAATCGTCAAAATAGGTTTAAAACAGAAGAAGAAAATAATTCTTATGAATACCAGAGAAATCGTGTAAAACAATATCTAGAAGAAGTTTATGTGAGACAGGGTGAATTTTCTAATTGTGAAACTGATGATTGTGTTGCATATTATGTTCAAAATTCACCCGAAGAGAAAAAAATTATATATTCATCAGATGGTGATCTTACACAGTTAGTTTCGAAAGACACACAACTTTATAACCCATCACACAGGAAATTATATAAGCCAAAAGATACATTTGTTTATAATCAGGAAAAATTGCTGATTGAAAACATTAAGATAGTTAAAATGTTATGTGGTGATCCTTCAGATAATATTGCGGGTATAAGAAGTCTAGGTATTAAACGACTTTTGTCTTTATTTCCAGAAATCTCTAGTCAACCACTTACTCTGGATTATGTGAAAAATAAAGCAAATTATCTTTTTGAACAAGATAAAGAGGACAAACTTATTCAAAATTTATTGACTGGGGTTACAAAATACGGGGTTTTTGGTGAAGAGTTTTTTCAGATAAATAATAGTATTGTGAATTTGGAAAATCCAATTTTAACGGAAGAAGCTAAAGTTGGGATAATTGCGTTGATAAATGAAAATTTGGACAGTGAAGGAAGGTCATATAAAAATACGATGAGAATGATGATGGAAGATGGTTTATTTCATGTTTTACCAAAATCAGATGACGCATGGATTAGATTTCTCAATCCTTTTCTTAGGCTTACAAGAAAGGAAAAAAATAAAAAATTTATAAAATTTAAAAATAAATGAATATGCAAATTCAAGATGTAAATAGGTTTGAATTTCTCTTAACATTAGAGAATAATATTGTTATACAGAGGTTTTTTAACGTACCTAATTATGGTTCTAAATCTTTAGTGGGGCTGGAATTGTATGAGTGTGTTAGAGATATATGTAATGAAATTGCTATGGACTTGAAATGGAAGACGTTAGACTATCTGAATGATAATGCGGATTATTTTTTTGACATGGAACCAAGTGAGGCAATAAAAGAAAAAGAAGAGTGGTTTTCATTAAGTATAAAACTAGGTGAGAAGGTATTTATAACTAGAATATTTCCGGCTCATGTTTACCATCCAAAGGTAAGATATGCTGTTGACATCAGACCTAAAGTTAGAAAATTTTTAACCGATTTGACGAATGTATTATCGTCTAGTGAGGTGACTACCGAATATTTGGAAACTGAGTTGTGAAAAATGATTTAATTAAAAATGAACGAAAAGAATTTTGGATATTTGGGGTCTGGTTTTCAACAATCACTATTAAAAACCATAATTGAAGATAAAAGATTTGCCATAACGATAATTGATGTTATTGAAAGCAAGTATTTTGATGGGCCATATTTTAGGTATATAATGGAAAATATCAAAGAATTATATGAAACCTTTGGTAGTATACCTAATTATGAAACGTTAACACAAAAAATACTGGCAGAAAACAATAATGTATCGTCAAAGGTACATATTGATACAATAAATGCTATCAAGGATAAAGAGTTAGACAATGATGGTGGTTATGTTAAAAAGATTGCATTAAATTTTTGTCGTCAACAAGTTTTGAAAGCGTCTTTAAAAGAAGCTGAAGAAATTATGAGTAGTGGTGATTTTGAAAATTATGATAAAATTGAAAGTAAGATTCAGGACGCATTACAAGTAGGTACATTTGTTGATGATATAGAAGATATTACCGAAAATATTTTAAGTTCATTAGAAGAGGATTCGAGGATACCGTTTAGTACTGGTATTAAAGGTATTGACGATGCATTGAGAGGTGGTGTTGCTCGTGGGGAACTAGCCGTGTTTCTTGCACCAACAGGTATTGGCAAAACAACATGGTTAACGAAAATGGCAAATTCGGCATATGAAAATGGTGCTAATGTTTTACAAATATTCTTTGAAGATGGTATGAGTGAAATTCGTCGAAAACATTATACAATATGGACGGGTATTCCATCGCATGAACAACCGGAACGAAAGTATGAGGTGAAAGAAAAAGTCGAAAACGTAATTTCCAAACGCACTAATTTTTTAAAACTTATTAAATATCCGTCAGGTAAAATAACAATAAATGACATAAGAAATAAGATTAGAAAGTTAGAATCTGAGGGTTTAAAACTTGATTTTTTAGTTCTTGATTATATTGATTGTATTGCCGGTGATGGGATAATAAGTGGCGAGGAATGGAAGGGCGAAGGCGCAATTATGAGAGCTTTAGAATCAATGACAGGTGAGTTTAATATTGCTATTTGGACAGCAACACAGGGGAATAGATTTAGTATTAGCTCTGATGTTGTTACAACCGATCAAATGGGGGGATCGATTAAAAAAGGCCAAGTTGGTCATATAGTTATATCTGCAGCAAAAACATTGGAACAGAAAGAAAATAATCTTGCCAATGTGACATTATTAAAATCTCGTATTGGTAAAGATGGTATCGTTTTTCAAAATTGTAAATTTAATAATGAATATTTGGAATTCGATACTGATACACAAAACACAATACTTGGACATCAGGAAGATAGAGCTGAGGCCAGAAAATTACGAGCCTCAACAGTTTATAAACAAGGAAAGAAGGAGAAAGAAGAAGAGGATATTGGTAAAGTTCAAGATGGGGGTAGATCTAGAATTGAAGCTGCAATTAGTAATTCACCTATTGTAGTAGAAAATCTTTTAAATGAATTACAAAATCTAGATGATATGACAGTTGGTGATGTAAAATTTAATCCTGCGAATGAAATAAAAGAAGATATTATTGATATAATAGATGAATCTAATGATATACATGAAACTGTTTATGAGTCTTTTGATAACACAATAACAGATACTATGGTTGAAGCTAAAATAGAAACAAAACTTACACCAACCAAAACTGTTTTTACTCAAGAAGATATAAATCGAAGACTAAGAGCATTAAAAAAAATGAATAAATAATTAAAAATTAATGATATAATATGGCGGATAAAACGTTAAAAATCTACACTAAAGAAGAAGTCCAAAAAGCAACCTTAGAATATTTTAAGGGTGATGAATTAGCAACAGATGTTTGGATTAAGAAGTATTGTTTAAAAGATGAAAATAATTATTATGAATTAACACCGGATGACATGCATCGAAGAATCGCAAAAGAACTTGCGAGAATCGAAAAAAAATATCCAAATCCAATTTCAGAAGATGAAATTTATGAAACACTTAAAGAATTTAAAAGAATCATACCACAAGGATCACCAATGTCAGGTATTGGTAATGATTTTCAAGTTATTTCATTATCAAACTGTTATGTGATCGGCAATAAAGGAACAAGTGATAGTTATGGTGGTATTCTTAAAATTGACCAAGAGCAAATTCAATTAATGAAACGTAGGGGTGGTGTTGGTCATGATTTATCTCATATTCGTCCTGCAGGAAGTCCTGTTAAAAATTCTGCAATAACGAGTACGGGTATTGTTCCTTTCATGGAACGGTATTCAAACAGTACAAAAGAGGTTGCTCAGGATGGTAGGCGTGGGGCACTTATGTTGAGTATATCTATTGAACATCCTGATGCTGAAAAATTTATTGATGCTAAGCTTGAACAAGGTAAAGTTACGGGGGCGAATATTTCGGTTAAGCTTACTGATGAATTTATGCGACGTGCTACGCAACTTGAAGATAATGAGTTTTGGCAAACATATCCTATTGATTTAAAAATTCCATTGGGTGAAGAATATGATAAATTAATTATTAATGCAAAAGAAGGTGATTTAATATATCTACCGGATGTAGGATATTTGAAAAAAATTAATGCAAAAAAATTATGGAAAAAGATTATTCATAATGCGTGGAAGTCGGCTGAACCCGGTATTCTTTTTTGGGATAAAATTATTGGTGAAAGTATTCCTGATTGCTATGCTGATGAAGGGTTTACAACTGTTAGTACAAATCCGTGTGCCGAGTTACCCCTTTGTCCCTATGATAGTTGCAGGTTATTTGCTATTAATCTTTATGGTTATGTGGTAAATCCATTTACAAAAGATGCTCATTTTAATTGGGAATTATTTAAATCCGATGTTCAAATAGCTCAAAGGTATATGGATGACATAGTTGATCTTGAACTTGAAAAAATTGATGCAATTTTAAGAAAAATTGATTCCGATCCAGAGGATGATTTTATAAAAATTTATGAAAGAAGATTATGGGAAAATATAAAAGATATGGCATCAAAGGGTCGTAGGACTGGTCTTGGTATAACCGCAGAAGGTGACATGTTGGCCGCATTAGGACTAACTTATGGAACAGATAAAGCGATTGAGTTTAGTGAAAATGTTCATAGGTTATTAAAACTCATGGCATATCGTTCAAGTACTGTAATGTCGTTAGAACGTGGGTCATTTCCAATTTATAATAAAAAGAACGAAATGAACAATCCTTTCATTAATAGGATAAGAGAAGAAGATAAACAGTTATATGATGATATGATTGCTCATGGTCGTAGAAACATTGCACTTTTAACGATTGCACCAACTGGAAGTGTTTCAATTATGTCTCAGACAACATCGGGTATTGAACCGGCTTTTGAGGTGTTTTATAAACGTAGGCGTAAAATTAATGCTCAAGAAAAAGACATTCGAATTGATTTTGTTGATGATGAGGGTGTTGCCTGGCAGGAGTATCCGGTTTTTCATCATAAATTTGAAACTTGGCTTGAATTGAATGGTTATGATATTGAACAAGTGAAAAATATGTCTGATAATGAACTTAATGAAATACTAAAAAAATCACCATATTATAAAGCAACAGCAAATGATGTTGATTGGGTTAAAAAAGTTGAAATGCAAGGACGAATACAGCAGCATGTGGATCATTCTATTTCCGTGACAGTTAATCTTCCAAAAGATATAACTGAAGAAATGGTTGCAAAGGTTTATGAAACAGGATGGAAGAGTGGCTGCAAGGGGCTTACAGTTTATCGTGATGGTAGTCGTAGTGGTGTTTTGATAAGTTCAGAAAAAAAGACAGAAACACCATATGAAATTCACGTTCCCAAACGTCCAAAGAGATTGAAAGCACACATTCATCGTTTTCAAAATAATCTGGAGAAATGGATTGCTGTAGTAGGATTGATGGATGGAAGACCATATGAAATATTTACCGGTAAACTTGAAAATGGACTTAGTTATTTACCTAGTAATATAAAGGAATGTGAAGTTGTAAAAAATAAATTTGAAGTTGAAGAGATCAATGAAGAAGGAAAAACTATAAAGGTCACGAAAAAACGTTATGATATTGAATATATTGATAGTAATAGTGAAAGACAAGTTCATACGGGTTTAAATCAAGCTTTCAATCCTGAATTTTGGAATTATGCCAAGTTAGTATCTGGTGTTTTAAGACAACGTATGCCGATTTATTATGTTTGGAATTTGGTGGATTCTCTTAATTTCAGGGAAGATCATATCAACACATGGAAAAATGGGGTTGCGCGTGTGATTAAAAAATATATAAAAGATGGTGTTGAGGTGAATAAAAAATGCCCTAATTGTGGTAGCAATCATCTTGAATTTAAAGAGGGGTGTTTAACTTGCATGGGATGTGGAAATTCAAAATGTGGCTAAATTGAATGTCATTTGAAAAAGAATAAAAAAGTTGTTTACTATTACCGAACAACTTTTTTTGTTTTTAGTCAAAATTTTTGGGTTTTTATTTGTTTATTTGAAAAACATTTGTATATTTGCAATGAATAACTTAAATATTAAAATTATGAATTTAATAGTTTATTTTTTCGTCTCTTATTTTGTATGTGTTATTTTGTATTCAGTAATTGCAAGATATACAATATACAAGGGAAATGTGTATGTTAAATTATCCGCCATTGTTAAAGAGGGCGCGGTTGATTTTGGGAAAATATTCACAGTGATTCTTTCAATTTGTGGTGTCATAATTGGAATAAATTATGTTAGGGTTTTGTGGTTTATATGATTGTTTTAGAAAATAAAATAGTCAAAATAAACGATATTAATCACTATGAATATAGGGCGGGCTATTTTTTAACATTGGAATTGTTAAAAAAATTAGTCAGAGATTTTCAGATAGATTGCGTAAATAGTTTTGTTAGTAATGATGAAACATATATTGAACAATGGTTGAAAAATAATAAAATTGAATGAGGATATTGGAATGTCTAATAGAAACAAATTAATTCGTGCTATAGAAACTGCTCATCCAAAACTTAAAGAAGAAATTATGTATCATCTTGAAAATGTTGATCATGGACAAGATGAGGGTAAAAACTTGGATTATGATATAGTTAATGCGTTTGAGGATGCTATGGATACTATAGAAGATAATGATGAGTTTAAGGACTTAATACCACATTTAAAAAATTTATTTATTAAAATTGGCTATGCTATTCCAATATCTAAAGAAGTTTTTTCTAGAACAGTAGTAACATCAGGAAAGAAATATTGGTTTAAAAGAAATGGAATTTATTATGATGTTGCTGATTCTTGGGAAAATTGGTTGAAACAATAAGAATAATTCATATATATTACGTTCATTTTGAATCGCGATAATTTCGCGATTTTTTTTTTCTTAATATTTATGAAATATGGCAACTACTTATGGTATAGATTATCCATTTAGGGATAGTGCGATCGGAAATTATGTAAAGATGACTTCAACTCCTGAAAGGGAAGTACGGGCAAATCTTATACATTTATTATTGACAAGAAAAGGTAGTAGATATTTTCTTCCTGATTTTGGTACAAGATTATATGAATATATTTTTGATCAAAATGATATTGTGACATTTAATAATATTGAGGATGAAATACGAGAGGGCGTGCGAAAATATATTCCGAATTTGGATATAAATTCAATAAATATAATGCCAGCTGAAGAAGATCCTGAAACTCCATCAATGCCGGCTGAAGATGAGGATAAAAGATTATTTCGAATTGCAGATAATGCTGCAAAACCATATACGGCTAGGGTAAAAATAGATTATACAGTTAATAACGGAACATTTTCATCGTCCGATTTTGTAATTATTAATATATAATGAGCAGACTTAAATTATATGATATTGTGTGTGAATCGAGGGATATGTTTGAGGGATTCGATGAAACTGAATTAACTGAAGAGTATCCAACTGATTTTGATATCTCTAAATTTAAAATTTTACCATCATATGCGGCTAAATTGAGATATGCTGAAGAACATTTGGGGAAACCAATAGGGAGGGGTTCGTCACGAGTAGTTTATCGTGTTGACGAGAATAAAGTTCTTAAATTGGCAAAGAATCGACGAGGTGTTGCACAAAATGAAGTTGAAATTGATTGGGCGGGTGATGGTTATTATGAAAGTATTGTTGCAAATATTTTTGATTTTGATCGTTATGATCATTTATGGGTTGAAATGGAGTTGGCAATTAGAGCTAAACCAACAGATTTTAGAAGATTGTGGGGTGTGGAACAACAATATTTGGATTTATATCTATTAAACAAAGACGTTGAAAATCGGGGACGTCGTTCTCCATTTTATTTGGATGAACCAATACAGAAGAAATTAGATGAAAATGATAATGTACAATTATTAATTTCATTTATGTTGGATTCAGATTCACCAGCAAATGATTTGGGACGAATAAGTTCATGGGGAATTGTAAAAAGAAACGGAAAAGATCATTTGGTTTTAATTGATTTTGGGCTAACAAATGAGGTTTATGATACATATTATCATTAAAAATAAATAAAATGTCAAAACAAATAACATACGCAACAAGAGATTTTGCCGGACTTCGAGATGAGCTGGTTAAATTAACGAAGCAATATTATCCTGATTTAATTTCAAATTTCAATGATGCTTCGATTTATTCTGTATTGATGGATTTAAATGCTGCGGTTGCAGATAATTTACATTTTCACATAGATAGAGTTTGGCAAGAGACTATGTTGGATTTTGCACAACAAAGACAATCATTATTTCATATAGCCAAAACGTATGGTCTAAAAATACCCGGTCCTAGACCGTCTGTTGCTTTATGTGATTTTAGTATAAATGTACCGGTAAGAGGCGATAAAGATGATGAAAGATATGAAGGTGTTTTAAAAGCTGGCTCTCAAATATCTGGTGGTGGTCAAGTTTTTGAAATTGTTGAAGATGTTGATTTTTCAAGTCCATTTAATAGTAGAGGAGAATCAAATAGGCTTAAATTACCAAATTTTGATAATAATAATAAATTAATTTCATATACAATAGTAAAACGGGAAGCTGTTATTAATGGTGTTTCAAGAATATATAGAAAAGTAATTACAGATTTGGATCAAAAACCATTTTTAAAACTATATCTTCCTGAGCGAAATGTTTTGGGCGTTACTGCTGTTATTCACAAAGACGGTACTGGATATGGTGCAAATCCAACATCAGATGAATTTATGTTATCAAAAAATAAATGGTATGAGGTGAAGTCGTTAATTGAGGACAAAGTATTTATTCAAAATCCAACAGCTGCTTCAGATAGAGATAATTTTAAAGCCGGTGATTGGGTAAATGTTACTAAAAAGTTTTATACGGAATACACTCCAGAGGGATATTTTTCATTAACATTTGGTTCGGGGAATGTGGATCCTATGACAAATTTGGATAATTACATGACAAGAAATTTAAGAGTTAATCTTGCGACATTTTTAAATAATACATCATTAGGTGAAATACCAAAATCAAACACAACATTATTTGTTAAGTATCGTGTTGGTGGTGGTAAAGAGACGAATATTGGAGTCAATGTTCTTACTGTAATGGATACTTATGAATTAATTGTAAACGGTCCAAATTCGTCAATAAATACCCAAGTAAGTCAGTCAATTCGTGTAACAAATATAACACCAGCTATTGGTGGGTCAGACATTCCCACAATAGAGGAAATAAGAAATATGATAGCATATAACTTTTCAGCACAAAATAGGGCAGTTACGTTAAATGATTATAAATCGTTAATTGAAAATATGCCAAGTACATATGGTGCACCAGCAAAGGTGAGTGTTATGGAAGAGGATAATAAAGTGAAAATAACGTTGTTATCTTATGATGAAAACGGGGCGTTAATTGAGACAGTTTCTAACACATTAAAACATAATATTTTAAATTATCTTTCTAATTATAGGATGTTAAATGATTATATTGACATTCAAAGTGGTGAGGTCATTGATTTGGGGTTAGAAATTGATTTAGTTATTAATAAAAATGAAATTTCTACAGAAATATTAAAATCGATAATAGAACAAACAATATCATTCTTTTCGATATCAAAAAGAAAAATGGGAGATCCGTTATTTGTTGGAGATTTAATGAGGGAAATTGGTAATGTTACGGGCGTTGTTAACGTGGTGGATATTAGGGTATTTAATAAAGTGGGTGGTAAATATTCATCAAGTGAGGTTGTTCAAGCTTATGTTGATAATGAAACTAAAGAAATACAACAATCAGATAGTACAATTTATATGAAGTCCAATCAAATATTTCAGATTAGATTTCCTAATACAGATATAAAAATTCGTACTAAAAATCTCACTTCAGCTACATATTAATTTGTTTTTTGTTTATCTTTTAGAAAATTGTTTAGTTTCCTATTTATATTAGTAAAAGGTAATGCAAAAACATAGAATACATACAGATATTGGCCGAGATCATAAAATAACTGTACAGATTTCTAGCACGTATGATTTAATGGAGATATTATCTCTTAAATTTTCTCAAAAAGACATATATGCCTCTGGAAAATGTTCAGATTATGGTGTTGTTGTGGGTCGAGTCACAGCTAATAGTGGTTTTGGAATACCAAATGCTAAAGTTTCAATTTTTGTGCCTTTATCTGAAATGGATGAAAATGATCCAGTAATTTCTGCTCTTTATCCATATAAAGATATTAATGATAAAGATGTTAATGGGTATCGATATAATTTATTACCACAAAGAAAACAACATGGGGGACATGCACCAACAGGTACCTTTATGGATCAACAAGATATTTTAACACGAGAAGAATGTCTTGAAGTTTTTGAAAAATATTACAATTATACGGTAAAAACAAATGATTCTGGTGATTTTATGATATGGGGTGTTCCGATCGGGACACAGGTTTTACATATTGACATTGATTTGTCCGATATGGGTTGTTTTTCCTTGAGACCATATGACTTTATAAAAAAAGGATATGCTACTGATGATTTTGACAGAGTATATGCATTTAAATCAAGTTCTGATATAGATAGTTTACCACAAATTATAACATTTGATAAAACAATAGATGTTTATCCATTTTGGGGGAATGAGGAATTGTGTGAGATTGGTATTACTAGGACGGATTTTGATTTATCTGAAAGAAATATAAAAATAGATCCAGTTGCTTTAATACTCGTTTCAACTATAACGGACGATACTAATGACGCTGTTAAGAGAAATGGGAGAATTAAAAAGAAATCCGGATATAAGTGTAATTTACAAACAATACCGGGTACTGTTGAGTGTGTTCGTTTTACTGGTAAGTCTGTAATAGGATCAGATGGAATAACAGAGTATCCGGAACTCGAATATTTAAACATAACGGACACAATTAATGATGATGGCGTGGTAATGATAGCATTACCAATGAATTTAGATTATATATACACGAATGAATTCGGTGAACAAGAAATAACAAACGATTCAAGTAAAGGAATACCAACATCGTCTATTGCAAGATTTAGATTTGACTTGGATTTTAATACATATAAACATGCAACGGCAAAATATCTTGTTCCAAATATTCGAGAATTTAATCCAAATAATAATGGAACGTCTAATGGTGTTTTAAGTGACAGTGCATTAAGATATGGTGTTCAGTATAGTGAAGGGATGCTGGCAACATACACCTTTTCGGATGTGTTTGAAGATTATATAAATGTCGTTCCACCAATATCAGGAATGACATTAAGTGATTTAAACTATGATACGGATGTAAAGGAACACAAAAAAGATTTAATGCTGGGCACGAACAACACACTTAGTCCCGGATCTCCTGAAGATTATTTTTATAAGTTCATTTCAAATAAAGTATATACTGTTTCGTCATTTCAAGGTACTCATTATGAAACGGCAAAAATACGAGACGCATTTTTAGGGATTAAAGAAATACAACCGAATGTTGAAGATGATTGTGCATCAAACACGAATTATTTTCCAACGAATTTTGCGTTTAAGAATCGAACGAAATTTACATTATTATTATCACAAGTTTTATTATTCATACAATTTATTTTTTCTGTAATAACAGTAAAATTTGCCGAAATTATTGGAAGAATAGCTTATAGTATTGGAAGAACATTTTTAAGTATCAATATTATGGGTGCTAAAGTTTTTCCAAAAGTTGGTCAACAACTTATTGATTTTTCTTATAGAACACAAGATAAATATACACAACAATTACCATTAACAATTTATCCTGATTGTGAGGAATGTACGGCTGATGATGAAACATTAATTCAAGAATGGACATCATTTAGCGATAGATATTGTCGAATAGCGGAGGTTAAGTTTAAAGTTAACGTAACTCCTATTATGGTAGAATTATCAGCAACGGTAGATCAATTACAAACAAGTGGTTCTACGGAACCTGGTGCCAATTTTTATTCGGTATCACCTAATGTGTTTTCTAGTTTATTGAGTGTGAATGTATATGATTCGTTTTATGGTGATTCTGCTCGGCAAAATACGGATTTGTGCTCGGGAACAACAGAAATGCATTACACACAATTAAGTGATTTACATAATATAACACTACCATCATCAAATGAACCGAGGTATGGCGCTGAAGTATATTCGTGGTCGTCAAATGTTACTGGAACAACAATAACTGGAATGACAAGTTTTAGTTCGTTTAGTGGATATTTTAAACCGATAAATAGTAATGAGCCCGAAAATATTGTGATACTTTCACTACCCATGGCTGCTATGTATGTTTATTTTAGTAAAGAAGTATGGAATGAGTTAACTGGGATGGATTTTATCCATAATCCAGAACTTGAAGATGAAATATATGATTTATATGCTGTTATTAGAATATATGATAGGGCTTTAGTTTCTGAGGAATTTCCGATTACTGGCGAAACAATAAATGTTGAAGTTGGATGTCAAAAATATGATAAATTATATAATGAAAATATAATGTTTCAATATTTGTGGACAAATGATCCGGCTTTAGGTTATAATCCTTCATTACCAATTTTACCACCTAATTATTCAGATGATACCGGATTTAATGAAAATCGTAATATGCCGTCAACACATCCGTATTTAGTTTCAACGATAATAGGTACAAATAGTACTAGACGATTACCATTTATGCATGATTTTACGAGGTATTCAAAAAGACGAAATATTGGTATTCAATACTATGATAGAAAAACCAAATCTGGCTTAAGTGAATTTAGAGACGGATTATTTACAATAATACCCGTCATTCAGGGTAAGAGTTACAATTTAAAGGCTATTCAAGAATGGTATAGAAGAAAAAGAGTCGGTTTAACGTTTTGTGGTGGTGTTATTAATTATTCATTTATTGATAATTGGATTCATGGTTTACTTTATTTCTTTAAATTCCATAAAAGAATTAGGTGGGATGATGAAAATAATTATGATTTAAATCAACGAGGATCAAAATATCCAAAAGAGCTTGTTTTTTATAATATTAGAGAAAAAGAGTTTTATTATAGATGTTGTCCTTATGTTTATGTAAACGAACAAGGAATTTTTACAGGACAAACATATATTCATGATGGACATAATGTACAGGAAATATTACACCCAACAACATTTTTTGATCTTGGTGTTCGAGATGAATTTTTATCTGAAATATGTACTGAAGCAATATTTGATCCGACATGTTCTGTGGTAAGAGATATAACATCAACATCATATCAAGATCCGGGGGGTATTGTTGAACATGCAATTAATTACCGATTAGATACTACTGGTGCGAAATTTAAAGTTGATGATTTTTTTAGTAACACTCATTATGGTTCAAATATAAAAGTTTTTGATGGTGATGTTACACAATTATTATCAATTAATTGTGAAACGGGAATAGAAGCTTTTGATACAGATAGTCCACATTATTCAATGTACAATGGTGAGTATATGGATCCAGAATCACCAGAATTTGATAATTATTTTTGTTTTGGTTCATTGTTCGGGCCCACACCGATAGATTTTAAATTTGATTTTAATGGAAAACGTATAAGATTATGTTTGAATTATAGGCTGGGTGATTTTACTCAAATTGTACCGTTTTATTTGTGGAATAAAAAAGGTGAGGGGTTTGGTCAATATGGGAATGATTCTGATAAACAAACATGGGATAGGACACAAATAGCCTCAATGCCATTACAACGAATATTTTCTATAAGTGATGTATCTGGTACTACAACAAATTATCTTATGGCGGACGGAGAAGAAGAATATCTTCTTAAACCGATGACTATAACCCATAACACATTTAGTATGACAGGTGCCACAGAAGATATGTTAGAAAGATTTGAGGTAATTAGTTTAGAACCACCAAGCGATTTGAATAATACTATTGGATTTATTGAGGGTGATTTGTGGTTACAAGTTTTAACTTATAGCGGAAGTGATTATCGAAAAGATCCGATAACTGGTATAATATATGTCGTTGTTAATAAAATGTGGGTACCACAATTCAATAACATTTATGAAGATAATTACAGAGAGAATTTTATACCTCAAACAGCATTGAATTATAGTGGTGAAAAACAAGTTCTTTCAACACCATTTTTATTTTATTTTGGTTTAAGGCCGGGCAAAACAGCACTCGATCTTCTAATAAAATCATTTGGTGATAGTGATGCGTTTATTTCGGATGAATTTGATGAATGCATTATTTCTGATATAATAACACCTACACCACCACCAACACCATCAATTTCGACACCTATACCATCAATTTCGATTCCAATACCTTCAGCTTCACTTCCTACACCATCATCACTGCCACCTGATTATGTTACAGTTAATATATTAAATAATGCGTCATCATCACTATCAATATCTGAATTATGGATTGGTGGAGAACAACAGCATCCGGATCCACCATCACCAGATTTCCCATATTATCCTGGTGATAGTGGTGTGTTAATGTATTATGGTGGTGGGAGATACACAATTGTGGTGGTTATAAATGGGGTATATACAATACCATCATATTTGTCATTAGTCGATAGTAGTGGTGATGTCATTAATACGACTATAACTAATGAAGCATCTTTCCCATATAGTATTGTTCATTATGGTAGATTAGTAGTTAGTTCTGCACCTGTCACAATATCACTTAATGATGGTTATCAACCAGTACCATCACCAACACGAACACCATCAATAACAGTATCACGCTCATCTGGCGCGCCACCACCCTCGCCGACACCAACAGTAACACCGACTCCGACACCTATTAGTGGGTATATATATGAGGTTATATCTTATGGTTGTTATGATGGTACTAATTGTGATCCACCATCAATGGAAACAGAATATATTATAAATGAAAATCCTTTAGATGAAGGAATGTATTATAAAGACGGTATTGAACAAAAAGTTTATTATATAATAAAAGAAGAAAGTGGTTTTTTAAATCCTAAAGTTACACATATTTCTGGATTTGGATATTCATCGTGTAATGGGGCTTGTCAAGAATTACCTGATTAAATTATGTAAATGAAGAAAAAGAAGATCATATTACCAAAGCTAAGGTATGAAAACGCACCTGAAACAGATAGTCAAATTTCGATTGGATTCGAGTCTGATAAATCTCTTTTGAGAGGGGATGATAGGGATGTTGTTTTAAACTTATCTGAACAATTTACAGAAGAACGTGCAAATTGTAAACGATATAAGTTATATGGTAAGATGAGAATGGTTTTTAGAAACCTATATGCTGGTGCAACATCATATGATTATTTACGTGAAAGATTATCCTTAGTTAGTGATGGGTCGGATAATAATTTCTGTGGTTATCTACCATATAACGAATTTGCGTTTTTAAGAGATGATATATATTATGAAACCACCGAATCATTGTCGGTTACTTCATTGAGTGGATTTACAGGATTTACCATGGTTACAAGTGGTCCAACTGAACATCAAACAATCACATCAGTTACAGCACCATATCACAACTGGAATCTTTATACGAGTTATATTTCGGGTCAAGTTGATAATTTTCCAATGAAATATACATTGTCTGGCCGAACAAAAATTGAGGGTGAAAATGTTATAACATTTACTAGTGGTGATGGTATACCATTTAGGGTTGAAGAGACTGAAATACATTATGTTTTAACAAGTCCGGTACGACATGGAATTAGTCAGGGTGAATACATCTTGATTGATGGAAGGTATTATTATGTGAATTCAGTTGGTGACAACATATTTGATTCTGAACATTATGTTATTAATATATTAAAATCACAGTTAAGTGGTGTTACTTTTAATCCGTTAGTTATTGGAAAACGTTGTATAGACATTAAAGATACTGAAAATTCCACGTCAAAATATTATGTACATAAACATACAATATTAACATCATTGGGTGATTGTATTATTGATAAAGTAGGATTTGAATCACCAATTTGGGAAGACGAGAAAAAAGTTTTATATGAAAATAGTGTGGGGGATAATGATGTTCTTGTTGTTCGAAATAGGATGGAAGCCGTGTTATTTGATTCATTGGAACCGTTTATTTTAACTGGAATAACAAATAATTTAGGCCACACACCGATAGAACTTTATACTACAATTATTTTTAGAAATGGAAACGGATATTTCGAATATCCACCAAAAGTTGGTTATTCGTTTCATATGCATGATTCATGGATAGATGAACATTTTGATGGTTCAAATTCAATTGAAACTGGGTTAACGTCAACGTCATTTACAAGAGAAGGTTTTGTATATCCATTTTTTTCCGGAAATTCATTATCTAAAGGTTCAGAATTATATGGGGCGTTTGTTGAATATAATCCGAAGGAATTAAAAGAAAGAATAATATCAGAATCTTACCATAAAATTGTTAGTAATAAAAATATTTTTAATCATGGCCAAGATCTTGATGAGGTATTTTCTGGTGCAAGTGAAACGAATCAAATTGGACTTCTATATCAACCACATCATAGATTTAAGTTAAAGGAATTATCACCTTATATTGAAATAGCCGATGATAGTACACCAATATATAATCTTCCAGAAAACGCAAAGTATTTTCCTAATGAAAAACTTTGGAGGTGGCGAGATGTATATGAAGACGGATATATTGATCCAGATGGTTATGGTGTAGATCATCCATATTTAAATAATATTCATTTTGTACATAAAGATATTAATTTTTATATAAGAAACGAAAAAATTTATAAAAATAAAAAAGATGGGGTTATTAATTTTTATAGGAGAAAGGATGTTGATGAATGTGTTGACGATTCGGTAATTATTAAACGTGGAGACGCCGAAATACCCGAACCATCTATATCGGTTTCCCCATCAGTGTCGTTAAGTGTAATGCCATCTATTACACCTACGCCAACATTATCTGTTAGCATATCTATAACACCATCAATATCGATGTCATCATCTCAAGGTACGTCGTCGACACCGTCACCATCATTGTCATTAACAAGAACTCCGTCGGTTACTAGAACACCAACAATAACACGAACACCAACAATATCATTATCTGCAATTCCGAGTCAAACACCGAGTGTAACACCCACACAAATTTATCTTCAAATTTATTATATTGATCCGTCTGGTGTGGATGATGCTAGTCGTAGTGGTGGTGTGGGTGAAGAATGGGCAACATTATCATATGCTACTAGTAGAGTAACAACACCCGGAAGTCTTATATATGTAAATGCAGGAACTTATTATGAAACATCACAAAGTAATTTATCTGCGGGTGTTTCTATTGATGGCGCTGGTAGAACATCTTGTATATTAAGTGCAACAACATCTTTATCGTATTTTGTGTATGCCGCAAGTTCTGCTGGAACAAATGGTAATCAATCAATTTCTAATGTAACGTTTGATTGTAATTTATTGGTTGATCGTGGAGTAAGATTTGCCGGTCGAAGTAATGTAACAGTACACGATTGTGGTATTGATAATGCAATTTATTATGGATTAATTTTTTCGGATACAACAAGTAGAAGTGTTCATGTAGAACCAACATACTGGGCGACGAACAATAATATATATAATAATTATCTTGTTAATTGTGGTGGTGATAGATGGAATACGAATGATTCGTATTGGGAGGCATATGGTGCTATAGATATATCTGGTCAAGATGGAATGTTGATATATAATAATAATATCGATAATCAAACTGGTGGTAGATATGCTTATGGTATTAAGGGGTTGAGTTTTGGTGGTTATCATAAAGGATTAAAGATTTATAATAACAAAATAAGAACAAATATTAGAGATAATGTTGGTGAACAATCATTTGGTTTCAATTTAGAATTATGGACAGGTGTTGGTGGTATTGAAATATATGATAATGATTTGAATGGTGCAATTGATATGGGTGGTTATGGTTATTGGGACGACTATTCATATGGATTTGCAATGAAAGTTCATCATAATACTATTATTCAAGATAATTGGCCGACAAATCAACCAGAAACCGGAATAATACTTGAATGTGGCGCAAGAGATGGATGTTATTTTTACAGTAACTGGGTTGAAAAATTCTCTACTGGATTTAGTTTGGGCACTACTGCAGCATCTTTAATTCAAGGTTTTAATGGTGTTTGGGTTTATTATAATGTATTTTGTAATTTGGGTTATACATCAGGTGGTGCTGGCGCGGGATTTTATGGTTATAATTTATCTACTGGTGTGACAATTCAGAATTTCAACATATTAAACAACGTCATACATAAAGTAAATAACAGCGGGGGTTTGGGTATTGCATATGAATATTCCACACCAAATACATGGGTAAATACAAACATTAAAAATAACATAATATATAATGCATATAGCCCAATTCAGTTTAGAAATCAAATAGTAAATAGTGTATATATACATAATAATTTAACATATGGTGCAACAAGAACCATTGATAATTCCACATCATGGGGAAATAGTACAATAATCACCAGAGAAATATTAAATAATCAAGAAGGTGTAGATCCGTTATTTACTTTGGTTGGAACTGATTTTACACTTACAAGTAATAGTCCTTGCATAAATACTGGTGTAGATGTAGGATTAATTGAAGATTTTACTGGACAACCGGTTAGTAGTCCACCAGAGATTGGGGCTTATGAATATGTGGTTGTTGTTTCACAAACACCAACAATCACACCAAGTATTTCTATTAGTAAAACACCGACTAGGACACCAAGTTTATCTGTGTCAAGAACACCTACTATATCATTGTCCAATACTCCGAGTATAACAATTAGTAGAACGCCAACTATAACGCCAACTATAACACCAACTACAACACCAAGCATAACAATAAGTGTTACTCCAAGTAGTACTATTTTGACTGCACGATATGTTTCAAGTAGTGGAGATGATTCAAATGATGGATTAACCGAATCAACACCTTGGAGAACAATAACTAAGGTTAATAACGAGTTTTCTTCTTTATCGCCAGGAACTGGTATTTTATTTAAACGAGGTGATGTATTTTATGGTACATTAACTATTGGTAGATCAGGCACATTGGGTAATCCAATAACGATAGGCTCATATGGTACTGGTTTTAAACCAATTATAGAAGGGTTTACAACGCTTAATTCATGGACGAGGGTTGGTACATCGTCAATATTTTATGCGTCAGCATCATTTAATATTAATCCAAATGTAGGACCACTAGTAACTATAGATGGTATGATAATAGAAAAGGGAAAATATCCAAATATGGGGTATAATACAATTTCAACAGTAGTAACAAGTCCTGCACCACCGATTGGCGGTCCAGTGACGATTACTGATTCTTCTTTATCATCAACACCTAATTGGACGGGAGCTGAAATTGTTATAAGATATGATAGATGGACATTAATTAGATCTATTATTACCGATCATTCTGGAACATCATTAACGTTTAACACACCGTATGCTAATTTACCATATACTGGATGGGGATATTTTATACAAAATCATATTGACACATTAAATGAATTGGGTGATTGGTATTATGATTCTGTGAATCAAAGGATATATATGCATTTTGGTTCAGGAACACCTGGGGAACATATTATACGGGCAACAACATTAGATCATACTGTTTATAATAATGGTTATTTAAGAAGGTTTATTATAATTGATGGTATTCATTTTAGAGGTACAGCTGGAGATAATATTCATATATGGAATAATGTATCAAATATAGATATTAAAAAATGTCGAATAGAATATTCTGGTGGTAATGCTATCTATCAACATGGTGGTAGTGGTAGTATGATTGATAATAATGACATTTTATTTTCTAGTCATAATGCTGTTCATATATTATTCCCAAATACTACAACAATAATCAATAATAGAATTTATTATACAGGACATTATCTTGGATATACTACCACTGGAGATACAGCTTGTTTTGTTGGAATTAAATGTGGATCATCATCTAATGGTAATAATCTCATTGAGAATAATAAAATATATAATACGGGTTATTTACCAATTAATTTTGGTGGTGCGGGTAGTATTGTTAGGAGAAATTATATACACACATATTGTTATAATAAAGATGATGGGGCGGGAATTTACATATTTAATGACAGATCAGGTGGGAAGTTAGTTGAAGAGAATATAGTATTAAATGCTGTTGGTGCTGGTGCAGGTACAAATAATCCTAATTCATCATCAGCGAATGGATTATATACTGATGGTGGAACTGCAAATGTTACATTTATAAGAAATATTGTTGGAAATGTAACCAGACAAGGTTATCATGGAAATCTTCCCGTAAATGTTACTTTAACAGGAAATACGTTCTTCCAATGTAGAGAATTAATGGGTTTATGGAAATTTGGTAATGCAGGATTTTGGGATGGAACTGGCACATTTATTACAGGATTAAATATTCAACATAATAAGTTTATTTCTACAGATCTTAATAGAAATTTAGCAAAGGGTATATTTTATGAAAATTCTACAACTGAGTTAAATGGTGCTGACATCTACGATGAAATAGAACGTTTGGGCGTTTGGAATAATAACTACTATTATACTAATGAAGAGTGTTTTGTATATATAGCACATAATTTATATCAAACAAACGCACCATATAATCTAGAAAGATGGAAAAGTGATTTTGGACAAGATCTAAATTCAAGTGTGGTTGTTAGTGAAAATCAATATACATTAAATTCTATAGGTCCTAATTTGATTACAAATGGAACATTTACTTCTGGTATAACGGGTTGGACGGCTTCTTCATCAGATTTAACTCTTGACTGGTATTCACCAGGAATTGGCGATGGGGGTGCTTTAAGTTTAACAAGTACACAAAATAATTTTTATTATTGGTGGTGGAATAATATTAATGCTGCTGTAGCACATATTATTGGGGGTGTCGTGAATAATTCAAAACATTATTTATTACGTTTTCTTGGTAGAAGTACAATTAATAACAAAACATTATCATTTAGATTAAGAAATACTGGCACTGGTTTTGAAAAACAAAGATTTTTTACGGTTTATAATACTAATACACAAAAGGATGTTTTACTTAGTAATCCCGATGAAGTTACTACCGGGGCAACCTTGAGAATTGTTGCTTGTGATGATCCTGTGACAACATACTTGGATAATATTGGGTTATATGAGGCGAATATTACTATAATTGATCCGTATGATTATTTACATTTTATTTATAATGAAACTGAGACTGTTAAATATTATCAATTATCAGCATCAATGGAAGATGTTGATGGTACGATATATTCGGGAACCATTAGTTTACTTCCATGGACTGGTTTAGTTCTTATTGGTTTTGGAACTGTAACTGATGCACCGCCGCCTGAAACACCAACACCAAGTGTTAGTATTTCTTTAAGTAGAACACCTACAATTAGCGTAACACCATCGATTTCAAGAACACCATCAGTTTCGTTTAGTCTAACACCAACAATTAGTGTAACGCCATCGATTTCGATAACACCAAGTAATACCCCACCATATCCATCTTCAGGTGTGTTGGGATATTGGAGAATGGATGAAAATAGTGGTAATTTAGAAGATGTTTTGGGTAGATGTCCGGCAATTCCATATTCAGATTATCCACTAATATATAATGTTGAAGGTAAGATTAATACCGCAATTAATTTTAGTGGTACTACTTGTGGTGCTCGCATTAGTGAAACGAATGCTCAAACATATTTGAATCCGAATGGTGATGAATATAGTATTCAGGCTTGGGTTAAGTTAAATGAACTACCTAGTGTTTCTGGTAGAACCTGTACAATACTTAGAAGCTCACTCGCTACTGCACCTTGGGAAAATATTGTGGTTAGGGCTGATAGTTATGATAGGTTCAGTATGAGGTTTACAGGACCAAGTGATAATAATTACGCATACACAACAGATAATTTAATCCAGGCCAACACATGGTATCATCTTGTATTTGTTATTTCTGGTGTTGGTAAACGTCCAGTAATATATGTTAATAACGTACCATATAGTGGTACAACAACACAGGGTGGAAATATTTGGAATGTTACCGGTACTACTGCCGGTTATAACATTGGTGGTGCTTATAATGGTGTTCCATTGTCGTTTAATGGTGTTATTGATGAATTGTGTGTGTGGGGACGAGCAGTAACACCCGAAGAGGTTTCTGCGTTGTATAATAATGGTAATGGCTTACCTTTTGATGGACAAATTTTACCATCAGTCACACCGACAATATCTATTAGTAGAACTCCTAGTATAACGCCTAGTATTTCATTCAGTAGAACACCAACTAGAACGCCTAGTTTATCAATTAGTAGAACACCGTCCAGAACGCCTAGTATAACACCTAGTAGTTCAGTTTTAACTGCTCGATACGTCTCAAGTAGTGGAAGTGACACAAATAATGGATTAACAGAATCCACACCATGGAGAACGTTAGATAAAGTTAATGCTGAGTTTTCGAATTTAAATCCTGGTACAGAAATATTATTAAAAAAGGGTGATTCGTTTTATGGTACACTTGTAATAACTAAAAGTGGTACAAGTGGATCTAATAGTCCGTTTGTGTTTGGTACTTACGGTGATGGTAATGATCCCATTATACATGGTTTTACTACAATAACTGATGGATGGACACATGTTGGTAATAATGTTTATTCACATGATATAATTGCTGATGAGCAAACTAATATGGTTCTTGTTAATGGTGTTCAAGTACCAATGGGTAGATGGCCAAACGGAACAACATATAGAACTTATGAGTCGTTTAATGGTGCTAGTTCAATAACAGATAATACGTTATCAGAAGAAACGCCATACAATTGGGTTGGTGCTGAGGTCGTGATTAGAATGACTTACTGGATATTGGGTAGGTTTACTATAACTGGTCATACTGGTAATACAATATCATATAGTGGTAATACAATTGATTATTTATATAACAATTTCGGATATTTTATACAGAATGATATAAGAACACTTGATGTTGAAAATGAATGGTATCATGATCATGCTGCCGGTAAGTTTTATATATATGGTAATCCCGCAGGTAAAACAATTCAAATTGCAACAAAAACAAATATAATTCAAAATCATGGTGGTTATGATTATATAACACTTGAGAATCTTTCATTACAAGGATCAATTGGTGATATTATTTCATTTGATGGTGGTAATTGGTATAACGCGGCCAATACAATAATACGAAACTGTATTTTAAAATTTGGCGGATCTCGTGGTATTGATATATACGGTAGTAATGGTTTTATTGTAGATAATATTATTGAACAATGTAATGATAATGCCATACATATTGTATCTGGTAGTAATACGATTGTTACTGGAAACACAATAACAAATATTGGATTACTGCTTGGTCAATCAAAGAGATTGTCTGCAAATGGAATATATAACGGTGGAACAAATTCATTAATTGATCATAATATTATAAATAATATCGGATTAAATGGTATAACTGCTGGTAGTGGAACAAGTGGCATTGTTAAACATAATTTTATTAATAACTATTGTTTAACACTTACAGATGGTGGTGGAATTTATCACGGGCCTAGTAATCGCTCAATGCCATCTGATTATACAATAGAAAACAATATATGTCTTAATGGTTACGGGAATTATAATGGAACAACAAGTTCAAGTACCTATCTAGCTGAGGGTATATATCTTGATAGTTATTGTACTGGTCATACAGTACAATATAATATATGTGCACATAACGCAGGTAATGGTATTAAACTTAGTTCCAGTCATGATAATATTTTACAATATAATTTGTGTTTTGATAATAAAGAAGCACAGTTATTCTCAAGTGGTTTTTGGTCAGAATATGCGACATTATATAATAACACAATAAGATATAATCAGTTTATTGGAAAAGAAATAAATCATTATACATTAAAAGTTTATTTAACAATTGCAGATAATATTTCAAATTATGGTATATCAAATTATAACTATTATGCGAGACCTATAAATCAAGGGTCGAATGATGTTATAATTAGAACAGGACAAAACAGTAATTGGGTTAATCGTACATTATCTGAATGGCGTTCGTATTCAAATCAGGATGCTAATTCAAACAATTCACTTGCAGGATCGGTGTCAAATTTGGATGATATTCATTTTATTTATAATGAAACGGATGAAAATAAATATTATTCATTGTCAGCACCGATGAAAGATGTTGCAAATACAACATATTCGGGTATTATCACACTATCTCCATGGTCGGGATTAGTTCTTCTCGGGCCAGGAACCGTAACACTGGAGACATCACCAACAATTAGTAGCACACCAACTCCAACTAGAACAACTAGTGTGTCTATTACTAGAACACCGACAAGAACACCTAGTTTATCGTTTAGTAGGACACCAACTAGAACACCAAGTGTTTCAATAAGTAGGACACCATCAGTTTCATTATCAACACCAACATCAAATTCGATTATTGCAGATCATAATATAGCAAAACTTTCTAATTTATTAGCAATTCCAAGTAGCGCGATAACCAATGCGAAGTCAAATCTTCACATAGCATATGAACACACATCGCACGGTGAACAATTGGTTCAGGGTATGACCGGACTGGTTAATTGGAGAGGTTCGACATATTCATTTAATAATGGTGGGTCTGGTGGTGCGTTAGATTTAAGAGATCACGCAATTGCCCAAATGTTTAGTTGTTGGGGAATGGACCTTGGTAATACAAGATGTCCAAATAATGAACAATATCATTTGTGGGCGGAAAACACTCGTACATATTTAGAGACTAATCCTGGTGTTAACGTTGTTATATGGTCTTGGTGTGGGCAAGTAAGTTATGCAACACAAGCTAATATTAACACTTATTTGACATTAATGAATCAATTGGAGATTGATTATCCATCAATTAAGTTTGTATATATGACAGGTCATGTTGATGGACAACCATTATCAGGTACATTATTTACTAATAATACAATTATAAGAAATTATTGTATTAATAATAATAAAATATTATTTGATTTTGCAGATATTGAAAGTTATGATCCTGATGGTAATTATTATGCAGATAAGCGAGTAACAGATTGTTGTAATTATGATTATAATGGAGATGGTATTGTTAGTACTGATGGTGGTGATCCTGGATTACCAACAAATGGAGATAGAAACTGGGCGTTAGACTGGCAAAACACACATCAGGTGAATGTTGATTGGTATAATTGTAATTCATCACATTCATATCCACTTAATGCGAATATGAAAGCATATGCAGCATGGTGGTTATGGGCTAGATTGGGTGGTTGGAGTGGATAATTAAATTAATTAAATGGATATATTAAAAAGTAAATCGAATAGAAATATCCTTATTAGTGAGGAAACGAGGTTTGGGATAGACCTTGGATGGGAAGAGAATTTTCAAGAATTTGAACGTGAAACATTAAGATCTATTATAAACCCAATAGATAATTTTGAAACTGTTCGTTATATTCATAATGAATATATTGGTATAAATGGAATATCTCAAAATGATATTTGGTATCATTTTTATTTTTTTAATAGTGATAATCCACCAACATATTTTGGTGGTTTAAATTATGAGTATGTCGGGTTATCTCCTGAACAAAACTCAGTAATAACAAAGTCGGAAAACACTAGTTTTTTTAGCCTTGAATTTTATAAAGCACCGAGTGGTGAGATTATTGATAGCAATAATAGGAAATTAGTTTTCACAAAACATCTACCAATTCCATTAGGTGAAAAAGTGTTTTATACACCAATAGGCCGGGAGATTTATTTACCAATTTTTACAGGAAACAATTATAGAAATAAAGAAAATATGTTTTTATTCTGGTTTCAAGATGATACAGTTTTGAAGGGTTCAATTTATAAAGGTGATACTTTTTACGTAACAGCAAAATATTATAATGCTATAGATGGTACGATATTAAGTTTTTTGAATTCACCTAAATCATATTATGATATTGTAAACGAATCTACAGACATTTATCATAGAATGGTGGTAGATAAAAATGATTATTCGTATATTATTTATTCTGGAAATACTAGTGAAGAAAGAATAGGTTTAGACAATCAACCAGTATCATTTTATGCCTACGGATATTACACAAAATCTTTAATATAAAAATGAAAAAAGAAGTATATCAAATATTAAGAAAGACAATACCCGAAGTTGAATTGGTGTCACTGGATAGTCAAAATTGGTATGATTCAAATCACAATTTAATTCCGTGGTCTGGTGGTACAAATTTGGCACCTCAAAATGGTGATGTCATTTATAATATAAAGGGTACTGTACAGATTGGTTGGTATATGTGGTCTGGAAATACATGGATAACAATTAATAAATCACAAGCATATGATAGTTATCAAATACCAATATTTTTAGTAGATACAATTGATGAAATGGGTATTATGGTTGGTTTTGATGGAGAAATTGAACAGGTTGAACAATTTTCTAATTTTACATATACCATAAATAATCAAACAATTACCATTTACAATACGGTTAACACAAATAAATTAAATACACTAGTTGATTCCATATATACGATTTCGTGGGGAGATGGTGAACCTGATAGTAATTTATTATCACCAACAATTTATGATACAGTATTACCAAATGTTACACACACATATGATGTTCCTGGTAATTATGTTATTGAAATTACCATTGACTCACCATGGAAAATAGAGAAATTAAAACGAACAATTGAGGTACCATTTAACGGAGCAATAATGCCTACAGATCTAGGTACATTACAATTCGAAATACCCTATTCTAATCCATTAATCATTGAAACTCAAGATTATTTACAGGATTACACTACGTTAACTGGTAACACAAATGATACAATAATATCTTTTATTGCAATAGGAAAAAGTCGAATTGATGAATTTAAATTATATGGCTTATCTGCTTATAGTGGTATAACAATTACTTCTGAATATACGGGATATACCATTGATGGATTATATTATATGGATTATCCTGATGGGTACACATATATAACGGGAAACACATCGGATTATAATCATGAAGAGGTATACAATGGAATGATAACTAGAAATGAACATTTAATTGGTTTTCTTGATCAGCCAGCGATATATTCTGATATTTTTGTGGAAAGGGGTAAACTTGGTGTTATGGAGCGGAATCTTAGACTTGGTGAAATTGATAACGTTGGTGAATTAGAAATATATGGGGGTGGCTTTTTTAAAGTGAAAAATCAATAATTTCATATTTATATAAATAAAAGAGATAGAAATGGCAATTGGATCTTATGGGACAATAAGGGCGGCTGACGTATCGCCAGAAGATGTAGAAATTTTATATCATTTTACACCCGATAGAAAAACTAGTTCACCTGTTACATTAAGAACATTGAACGCAACGTCAATTTTAACACCTGTTTTTCATAATGCAGAAACGGCATTATCATCTGAATCCGATCGGCCACCTGTTGCAGATGTGGAAATTCTAGGTGGTATGTATAATTTAAAATTAGAGTCCGAAGATTTTTCTGATTTGGGATACTATACATTACATTTAAGACCAAAACAAATCAGAACTATTATTAGCGATTGTGGTGTGTTAGCATCATTACCATCGGTTAGGGGTCTTATAATTGATTTGTCTAATGTTGTTACGTCAGATAGAAATAAATTTTCACCACAAAATCTTGTTGGTTATCGTATAGAATATATTAATCCAACAGATAATAAAAAAATTCCTAATTTTTATCGAATGATAACATCGAATTTTTATTGTGAACCAATTACAACTAATTTGGTAAATACAAGTCAAAAAGCTATTCGGTATAGGTATTCTGATAATGCAACGAATCTGATGTTTTTAACAATAACACCAAGTGCAGCCCCATCAACAAGACCGACAACAGTACCGTATATTGGCCAACCAAATCAAACGATTATTATATCTAATACATATTTTAATCCGACAACGATTGAAATTGAGATGGTTGAACATGATATTTCAACGTTGGCGTATGCTCTTTATGGTAATCAGAGCAAGGCTATGTCAAGTGGTATTTATACCATTTATGATAAGAATAATAATATTTATAAACAATTTAATTTATACGAAATTAAAGACGAATTTAATGAAACATTATACGAAATTAGAGAAAAAAGAGATGATATTGATGAATCATTAAATTTTGATACAATTACAGAATAATGGCACGTTACAAAGTACCTAGTCAAGCCGCAAGCGGCGCGGATTCATTTAGTGACGATTTAGTTGGTCGTCAAATTACCGAAGGTTCAAGCCTAATGACAGGTACTAATTTTACTATTGAAAAAACCATACCTGAACGTAATACTAAAGAATTTCGAACACAACCATTTTCTGATTTTTTAACACTTGATGATATTGTTGACGAAAAGCATGTTATTGAGGATTTTGATAACACAAAAAAAGAAATCAAATTTAATAATGACAAAAAGAATGCAGATCGTTCACTTTATGGTTCATTAAAACAGAGAATTAGGGTCGCTATTAATAATATTATTTCTAAGTATCCGGCAGCAATACAGGTTAATTCAACATTTATTGGTGGTGTTAATTATACTGCAGAGAATATAGTATATTCAAGTCAAACAAACACAACCGAATTTGATGTTCCATATAAATTAATATATAATCCTTTAGAAATTATATTAAAAACACCAAAAAGTGGTATTTTACCAGAAACAGATAACAATATACGTAATTTTTATTCTTCCTTTACAAAGTATGTTATTGATTTAACTGGTGAAACTTTTAATATTATATCGTATTCTGAACCCGATTCAAATAATAGAATAACATTAAGGGTTGATGGTAATTGTTTTAATGGATATTCTGCATTTACCAAAAACTATCTTATTAGGCCAACAGATGGAATTGTTGAAAATTTTTATGAACAATTAGATGATCTTGAGCGGGTTTTAATTAATAGAGAAACAAATCCAAAATTTACTGCTGCGTTTAATGTACCAAGGGATAGTAGTGATGGTTCATCAACTGAAACTGTTACTATAAATGTAAATTGGCCAATATCTAATGACGGTTGGAACATATCAATTGTTGGTTTATTATTTGATTATTATATAGATAAGATAAGTTCTTTGGCTGATGAAGTCGATAATTATAAATCTAATTTAATTGTTAGATTTTTAACATCACCTCAATTATATGAATTTGATACGGATGATAAAAAAATCGAAGCCGTTTTCCAAATTTATGGTCGGGCATTTGATAATGTGAAAAAATTTATTGATAACATTGCGTATATGAGAAATGTAAGCTACGATGGTATCAATAATGTTCCTGATATTTTATTAAAAAACCTAGCTGAAACATTAGGATTATCAACAATAAATTTATTCACTGAAAAAACACTTGAAGAGTCACTTTATACGCGACACGACACTCAATATGATGGTGTTTCATTAGGAACTAATTTGATTGAGGCCGAATATGAATTTTATAGAAGAATATTAGTTAATCTGGCGTTTCTTTATAAATCAAAAGGAACTAGAACAGCAATTGAATTTTTCTTAAAATTTATTGGTGCACCGGAGCCAATGATTAGATTGGATGAATATGTTTATAAAGTTGATGGATCACTTCCATCGCAAACAATCGAAGACGATATTAGAAATGTAATTCAGAGTCAGGTGTCGTCTAGTGTGATGACATGGGATGAAAATCTTTCTGGTTATACATTAACGCGGTTTTCGGGTGAGACGAGATTAACGAGAGACAAATATCCGGTTGATGAAGACACTGGATTTCCAAGAGGTATTGAATATCCTGATGGCTCGATGTTTTTTCAAAAAGGTGCGGGGTGGTATAAACGAACACTACATCACAGATCATCAGAGGTGATTGATTATGATAATTCCAATTTAACTGGACGAACCAAAGTAATTAAAACCAAACCCACCCCATTTACATATGGGGAAGATTATTTCGATGTTTATAGACAACTTCCAGGATTAAATTATGGGTATTCGTTAGTTTCCAATGTTGATAATAAAAAAATTGAGTTAGTAGATGATGAGGCAATATCAAGGTTAACATTAAATAGAAAAAATGTTAATGTGTTTTTGTCTGCCGATAGAGCAATTGATTATGACATATATCGAAAATCCAGAGATTTAATGTTGAATTTTGGTGTGTTAACACCACAAACAGGGGTAACATTTGCTGAATTTTTGAGTAATGTAACAAATGACATTATAAGTAATTCCCATGTTGTTAAATATCAGAATACATATGATAGTCTATTGAGAGTATATTGGGCTTATCAGAACCAAATATTATTTACACCATATAACTATATTTCGGTAAATGAATTTATTAACAGATTAAGTCCATATTGGGTTGATATTATCGAACAATTTATTCCTGCAACAACATTATGGCTGGGTGGAAATTTAATTGAAAATAGTATATTCAATAGATCAAAATACAAACATAAAAGACCAGTGGGGTCGACAGCATATATTGAAGTTTTATATCCTGATTTTGAAACAGTAATCGTTGAAGATCTAAGAACATTTATAGGCGGTGGAACTGTAGATAATACTAGTTATGAAAGTTATTTTAGGGGTTTAACATCGTTTTATGGTGTTTCATATACAATTACATTAGAGATTAATGGAACTGTTTATAGTAGACAAACAGGTAATTTAAGAACATTCACCGGATTTACACCAACAAGTCCGTGTACAAGGTTAACACCAACAACAGAATCAATACCTCTTATATGTGATTATGTGGGAAGTACTTTATTTAGTGAGATTAACGCAATTGAAAATATGCGAGATGAGTGGAAAGATATAGTTAATACGTTAGTCGAAGAAATAAGTACCGATGAAAATAGTGAATATACGGTAACTGCAGTGTATTGCAATACACCGGATAATGTAGAATACGTCGCATTTACTGTCACACCAAAAGATAACACTCGTATAATCGAATCGTTTGATTATTACTTTACACCATCATATGGCTTATATCATGATGAAACCAATATGGAGGCAAGAGTTGAACCTATTAACACATTAATTTTTAGTGGTGATAGTAATTGTGAGTTATATACTGATATTAACATATTAACAAACATATATGGCTATATACCAACAATTGTGGGTGATGAAAGTGGCAATAGTATGCCGGCATATATACAATTTAATTGTGATGAACCCATTAATGTTCTTCCGATGCAATCTGAATGTAGTTATTCGATTAGTGGTTTTAGTGAGACAAGTTCACATGAATTAATTTTATCAGATGCGGCAAACACCGAAGTTCACTTGAAAATTAACGGATTACAATACGTTGTTACAGACTGGACGGATACTTTGAGTGGATTTACGGCATGGCCAAAAGTTGAATATCGGCCAAGTTATGATTACGGACTAAAAAAAGGTACATATGTGTTAAAGGTGAATGGTGGTGGTGTACCTACTACATACCAAGAACTTGAAGTAGCGATAAGTAATGGTAATATTATCGAAGAGTTAGTTGAAAATATTGTGAGCGGTGATACATTATTATCAATGACATTAAAATCCGCGTCAGAACTTACCGCGTCACAGTTTCAACTAGCCCCTGTTAATGGTTATCAATTTGCTTTTGACTATCGTTTTGTTAGTATTGAAAATATTGTATGTTTTAGCTCAATTAAAACGTATTTAATTAATAATAAATTTAAGGTTTTACCAACAAGTAAAGTTTTGGTTTATAGTGTAATCGAATGTGTTCGTCCATCGTTTCTTTTTAAATATCCCGAAGATTTGTACGTAGAAGTAAGTGGTTCAACAAGCGCAGAATATTTGATTACTGAAACAGGCTTTCCAATTAAAGTAACATCAGTTGAATTTACTAATTGTGATGTTCATGACATTTATTATCAATTAAATACACACGAAGATACGAGTAATGTTGTGTTATTTGATGGTATGTTAACTGGTGATGATAAAATAATTGTATCGTATGTTAAAGAAGATATCACCATTTTTGATTTTCAATTACGTCAGTACTGTATAGATTCTGCTCGTGGTGTTGATGAGGACCATCCATTAAATAGTTTAACAAATAGACCATCAACGTTTACTGGGTGGTGTTATAATGGCATTCCACCAACACCTTCAGCAACTCCAGTAATAAGTCCGTCAAATACACCGATGGTGACTAGAACACCAACTACAACACCCGTAATAGTTTCATCTACTTTATCAGTAACGAGCACACCAAGTGCATCACTAGTTCTTTCAGCAACACCAACGGTAACACCTAGTGTTACGTTTAGTGGTGTTCCATCCGTCACGCCAAGTATTTCGGTTAGTAGAACGCCAACAATAACACCTAGTGTTACGTTTAGTGGTGTTCCATCCGTCACGCCAAGTATTTCGGTTAGTAGAACGCCAACTATAACACCTAGTATTTCGGTTAGTAGAACGCCAACTATATCAGTATCGAATACTCCTGGTGTATCTATAACACCATCAATAAGTGTTAGTCCTAGTATTTCAGTTAGTAGAACACCAACCAGAACACCTAGTATTTCAGTTAGTAGAACACCAACACCTACTATTAGTGTTTCATTATCGCAAGTACCATCTGTCACGCCTAGTATTTCAATTAGTAGAACACCAACAAGGACACCAAGTATAACAATTAGTAGAACACCGAGTGCGACAATACCGATGTACACTGCTTGTGGTACATATAGTTTAGGGTTAAATGGTGTTAGTGGTGGTTCTTTTTTAAGTGCTGGTGTTTTAACAGGAACAACAACACCAACAGATTATATGGTTGAATGGAGATTGAATTCGACTTCAGGAACTGTAGTCTTTACGACGGGTTCACGTTATGAGTATGATGTTGCAATTCAAAGAGAACATCCATTTGTTGATGAAATTGTCGAGTCAGGAACGTTATATCCGGTGATAAGAAAGATATTAATTGGTGGATACACCTATACACCAACTTATGAATCCGGAAATAGATTAAGTTCGGATTTATTAACTTGCTTACCGTCAGTGGTTATTACACCAATAACATGTGATAGTACATATGGTGTTGATCCAGATAATGTTTATCCGTTTAATTTAATTTATGAAAACAAAAATGATGGTGGATTAAATAAATCAAGAATATTCACATATCAATTATATAATGATACCAAATATATGGCGGTTGAATTTTTTGGTTTTGAAGTTTCTGAACAATTAAAAATATATTATTGTACAACAAACAATCCAAATGGAACTTTAATTGAAAATTGGGTTCATGGTTTATATTATACGGGTAGTACTCATTTAACTACTTATGTGTATTTAAGAACATCAATTTATAGTGGTATGTCTTGGAATGGTGGTGGTTTGTATCCAGTTAATTATCCAACAAATCCTCGAATTGCATATATAAATTATTCAAATTGTAATCCATTAAGATTTGTTTTTAAAATGACAGATTTTACGTGGACTAACGGTGATTATTTAAAATTTGAAATTATTGGTAGTGTATTTGAACCAGACAAAATAAACACGAACTGGAGACTTAGACTTGATTGTGTTGACGAACTTGATGTGTTGTCATGTGATTATAATCTTAGTAGTGATGTAAATAAAATAAATTCAACACCGATAATGGTTTATTCGGGAGATCCTGAATGTAATTATATTGTTTATTATAACACGTTATCAGGTTATACACTACCAGACAGAACGAATCCAAATACTCCATGGATGCATAGATACATAACATCTAATATTCTTTCATCTGGAAATTCTATTGGTGGATTTGAAAATACACAAATTGGAATATTATGTCCTTGGAAAATATCATCTGCCTATTCTTTAGTAATATATAACACAGGATATAATACCTGTATGAATATGGCTGCGGGGCAAACAATTACAATCACAAAAGACACAACATCAATAACATTTACATTTAGTGATATTGCTGATTTTAATGATGCACAAAGTGATTATTCACAAATAACTGGTTCTACAGAATGGGCAACATGGGCTTCATATCCCGATACGAATGTGAGTTATTATGGTTATTATAGAATAATGTCGAGAATAGCTTCGTCATGTGGTGATGACTATGTTGATATTGATTGGTGTTTCTTTAGAACAGCACCTGTAGTGTTTAATTCAGTTAATAAAACAATGAATATTGTGTTTGTAATTCCAACAAACAATATAACACCAACACAATGTGATAATAGTTATCAGATGGTTAATTCTGTAATAACTATGTTAACACAGACAAAAAATAGAGTTATACCTACCGGATTAAATGTTACATCTTGTAGGTATGAAGGGCTTTTAATAGCATATCGTCTTACTAAAATTACATCACAAACAAATCCAACAGCACGCCGTTATAGAATAACAACAATAGAAGATGTGTTTGTAAATGGTTTATGTGATTTGTCAAATTATGGTTTTTGTAAGGGTATTGACACTGGTTATCCGACAGCTTGGGTGATGTATAAATTTTATGATAGAATTAGATTTGGTGATGTTTCCACACATGAAACACGAATGAATACATGGTGTCTCGATAGGGCTAAGGGATTACGAACAGATAATTGTAATGATTTTGGTGAAAGTAATTGGGAAACTGTGTATTGTGCATCGGGTTCAACACCATCACCAAGTATAACTCCGAGTGCATCAACACCAACACCAAGTGGGGCTGGTGTATATCAATATGATATTGTGACACACACCACACACGCTTCTAGTGATGGTGCTTGTGCGTCTATGAATCTTCCTGATGATACAATTTATATGGCAACATCTTCACCCATTATTGGATATTATGCATATAGTGATGCGGCATTGTCGTTTCCTTTCCAAGGTGATCAACGCTGGTATTACACAAAAAGTAATACTATTGAATATGCAGTACAAATAATGATTGATGGTTATATAAATGATGTGGTTAATTGTAGTACAACATTACCAACACCATCACCTACCATATCTTTAAGTAAAACACCGTTTCCGTCACGATCTATAACACCAACACCATCACCTACGATATCATTTTCTAGAACACCTAGTACGACACCAACAAAGGCTATTGTTGCTGTAACAAATAATGCTAGCATACCATTGATTGAGAATGTTATGGTAAATGATGGATCAATTTCTTCTAGTGGTTTTCCGTTGAGTTATTTAGATACTTTAACAGGAACTACATCAAATTTGGGTTCACAGAATATTGATGTTTATATTTCATATTGGGATGGTGGTTCTAATTATATTAAATTTATTGATAGCAATAATATTACACATTATAGTTCACTAGTTGGTAGTTCACCATATGGAGAAATAACACACACACTTTCTAGTGTTTATATTTCATTATCTAGGCCGATTATACTTTCGTTGGAAGATGGAACACCGCCGGCACCTAGTTCTACACCAAGTGTCACAAGAACTATTACACGCACACCAAGTTCTAGTAGTGGTGCTAGCCCAACACCATCACGAACAGTAACACCAACACCAACACCAAGTCCATTTGGCCCGACAATTAATGTTGTTAATGCCGGAACATACAGTATTACTAATATACAAGTAAATAATATAACAATACCAGATATTAATTTTCCAATTTTATCATCACAGTCAGCCATTGGGCACACAACAGTTTATAGTACTAGTACATCAATTACAGTCACATTAAGTCAGGGTTCATTTGGGGAAAGTATAACAGTAAATAATGATTGTCAAGGTACTGATGGTGGTGGTGATTATTCCTTTATAGGTGTTAATACAACTGTAGGTACAATAACAATTGGTTATATGACAGGGTCATGTCAATAATGATGAAAAAAATAAAATAAATGGGACAAATTAGAGTCATATTAACAGGAATAAGCACATCGAATGATTTTCGAGTATATTACAAACGCGACGATACGGGTTATGGACCATATCCAATAACAGGACCAAGTTGGTTAAATTATCCGAACGAAATGGATCCTGATGGTATATTTCCTGCTAGTACATCAGTTATTCGGTTATATGAAACAGTTGTCACATTTGATAATGATTATGTTTATTGGATAAAACTTGAAGATGTTAATGATTCAAAAAGATATCTTATTAAAAACATTAAAATCCATGGTGATAATTTCTGTCCGGATATTCAAGTCACACCAACAGTAACACCAACAATATCAATAACACCCACACCATCATCGACACCACAAATGACACCAACACCGTCATTAAGTCCGCAAGCATCACCGACACCATCACCAACTCAGGGTGTTTCGATAACACCATCACCATCGTTATCTACGACGCCGTCGATTAGTATGTCATTATCACCAACTCGAACACCGTCGGTTTCACAATCA